ATGAAACGAAAATTGATACCTTTTTTCTTGTCGGCAGCTGTCCTGCTGACTTCGTGTTCATCTTCTGGAAATAAGACCACAGATGGTTCAAAAACTGCGTCTGATGTGTCTCAGACCGTTTCTGGGTCAAATCAAGCAGAAAGCGTTTCTTCGGCAGAGGAAACTGAACAGGCAGATGGTCTAACCAAAACACTACAGATATATGATGGTATTGATATCATAAAGGAATATGATATCACGCCGGAATCTCCGTTGTGGTTTATCGGCGAAAAGCTCACAACTGTTGCGGAAATGATAGACGAAGAACCGGAGATCAGCGATTTCTATGCAGGTGGAATGGGCTGGGCGCTTGAATATAACGATTTTTTACTGTTCAGTTCTGATATGGAGTATGACTATGCACGTGTGACTACAGTTTCTCCATATACCGGGTGCGAACTTTTTGACGGGTATCGCATGGGTTATCTGAGACTGAGCGAGCTGAAAGATCTTCTTGGAAATTATGATGTGGAGCAGAACCTCGCAAGTGGTTATTATGTCCTGGCAAGCGAATTCAGGTTCAGGGAAGATCCGCAGAATTATTACAGCATGGTGTTTTCTTTTGAAAATGGATATGACACGGAACGCTGTACTATGCTGACAACATACGTTTCCAGTGAGCCGGTAGCATCGACTTCCGGGAATTATTATGATGACGGTGGATATGACGATTACTACGATGACAGCTATTATGACGATTATGATTATCCTGACGCAACTGAACCTACGTCAGGTCCGTATGATGAAGTTATTCAGAATCTTCATGACAGAAGCGATGCAAGGTCTGTGATGTATAATTTCTACAGCTGCATTGATAACCATGATACAGATGGGGCATTAGCCTGCACCACACAAACAGATGATGCCCTGACTTACTCTATCCAATGCGCAGCTGATCCAGAAGCATTTTATGACACTGTCCCTGATGAAACTATCAAGCTCCTTCTCAAGGAAGTAATAATGCCGATGGAAGACGATTATGATTCCTACTATGAGATTGGTGATGTTGGGGCGGCAGATCAGATGGCAACCGCACATATCACAACAAATAACATTTCGTATTATGAAGCCTTTAAGGCAATTGCCTGGGCTATGAAAGACCTTACAGATTATGAACTTGAACAGTATGCAAATGAATTCGCAGATTCATATTCGGGAGGTCCGGAACCTACCTCTGATGATTTCACGCTGTTTGTGCTGAAAAAGCTGGCGCAAAAGGTAAGCCGCTCAACTGTCGTTCTTGGAAAATGCTTTGCTTATGATATTTATCTTGAAAAGATAAATGGTGAATGGTATGTTTCCGGATTCAGTGATAATACTGATTTCATAGACATGTATCTTGGCTGTTTCAGTGACCTTGCTCAGAATATGAATTATATTTCAAATCTGTTCACCAGTTGATTTGTAGATTCAAAGTAATCTTCTGATATATGTCATTACGCATTCTTGGGGTATCCTCCACTGATTTCCCACCCTGAACGCCTCAATCTCACCGCTCTGCACCAACCGCAGAGCGGTGTTTTCCATATATGCAGAAGTTACTGCAAATCCCTAAAAGTCAAAAGCACTCTTGATTTAACTAATTAGATTTGCTATAATTCCTTTCAAAGATGTAATATCGTCATTGTTTTTTATATTGTCCAGGTTATAGAATGGGCTAAGGATCCGATCATGATTTGAGTATAGATACAGCCTATCTGTATCTATTACAAGAATATTATCTGAATACATTCCGTCTTTTATTTTTTTGCCTTTTTCAAGCCAGAGTTCGTCGAGATCGCAGTAACTCGATAGTTGTGCAATTATATTGCGCTCGGCTGCAACTGAAAGTTTGACTTCAACAAGAAGATACTTCCCATGAAATTTAATTGCATTATCTACAAAAGTTCGAGCCTTGCCAACCTTTTTGAAAGTGCATTCCCGATAAAATGTTTTATTATCACCCAAGAATCTTAAAAAGCGGTTAACATAATATGTACGGAATTGCTCTTCAAGGAAGAAACTGCGTCTGTGCTTGTTTACAACGGCAAGCCAATTATCATCTGATATCTTGTAAAGAGGCAGAGGGTCTGCAACAGCGTTTTCAAAATAGGGTTCAACTATCATGTTTTTGTGCAATATGATTTTTTTGAGATACTCAAAATTGTCGCCAGATACACATGTTATGGAGCTCTGCCTTGAAACCATGATTTTAGTGTTGAATTCGGAAATGTCAATAGGATATTCAAGTAAGAAAATGGAGTCAATAGGTGCGTAGATGCTTGATTTCCAATGCTGTGTATCACCGTTAGAGTTTGGGTCATTTATGATTTTCCCTGATACTTTTCCTATTGCGAAAATCTTGCCTCCGTATGTATTGTGCAATTTATCTGCCCGAATCAGTGCATTCATCATTGTCCAGAAATAGTTTGATGAAAGACTTTCTCTTTTGTTAAGAAGTTCTTTCCTAAGCTTTCTTATTTTGGCGTTTGCAGTTTTGCTGTGCATAAAGAATACGATATCCCCTTTTTTACACCACTTTGGAGCAGTCCAACAGACTCCTCTGCTCTCGTAAGTAGAATCATTATATTTATCATAATCATCTATAAAGTCGGAATAGGAACAACCTAGTACTTTTTCAATATCAAATAAATGGACATACTTATACAACTCTTCTAAAGACGTCGGAAATGATATATTGGTTATAAATGACTGAACAAAATTCATGATATATTACCTTCAAAAATTGATTGTGTCACTTGTTATATCCACAAAGATATGATATGTCGATATGCATAATGAGCGCATGTGCAAGGCGTTTTATATGCTTTGCGTTTATTATATCAGTAATATCGTGAAATGTCAAATAGAGGTTTAATATAGATTGGGTTTGACTGAAATTGAAAAATCAAAGTTATAAATAGCTCATGTATCTTCGAATATACCTCTCCACGCTTCCTTTCAAAATTCTCCATTGATTCCCCACCCTGAACGCCTTAATCTCGCCGCTCTGCACCAACCGCAGAGCGGTGTTTTTTCCTATATGCAGCAGCTCCTGTAAATCCTTTAATGTAAGTATATCTTTAGTATTATTAAGCATTATAACACGCTCCTTTTCGGTTTATTTAATCCCATGTTCGCCCGAAAACCCTCCAATAACAGAGATATATTATTCTGCTGAAAGGAGGTGATCCGATGAAGGAATAAACGCACAGACGCTCGCTGCGATCATCGAAGCCGGAATCGTAGCAGTTTCCGGACTTATCGGGATAGTCAGCGAGCGGCGCAAGGACGAGAAGCGCAGTCAGCTTCAACAGAAAATCGACGACGCAGAACGTGAAATGAAACGCCTCGACAGCACGGATTTCCGGCTGAAGAAGTAGTTTATTACGATTTATTCTGCACCGATTTTCTGTGTAAAAATGAATCCCCGCAGTTGTGATGTAAATTCAAGGCTGCGGGGATTTTGTTTTACCTTAAAATCGCATAACAGAGCCACTTAGGAGGTGTACAAATGTTTGAAAATCAGCGCTACTTCACAAAAGGAATAACAGAAAATGTTCCATTGCTGACGCAGATAATTGTTAATTGACAAGGAAACAAGGGGACGCGAAATAAGGTGGAAGAAACCGAAAGAACCCGTCAATGACCGGGAGAAATGGCGTAATAGAGCCGTTTGTGAGTGTAAAGGAATGCAAGTGAATAGAAAAAGTGCCGAGAGTGGTTGTCAATCACTTTCGGCGCTTTTTTGCTGTTAAATGCACGAAACAAGGGAGCGGCTGGAAAAGTTTACGGGGCATTTAAAGAGTTTAAAAGAAATGTTTAAACGGCGGTATAATACGGTTTAAAGCTATCAATGCAGTTTAAATGCATTTTAAACTATATGTATAATTAATACATATTGTGTAAATTGTAGCAACCAACTCAACCAACAAAACAAGCCCTATCAACCAACTTGTTGGCTGACACGAAAAAATGGCGCAGAAACATTTAATCCGCGCCGTTTTTTGTGCAATTTTTTATACTATTAAAAATATAATTGCCAATTCAAGATAATGGAGTGTAATCAAATAACACAGTATCTCTGGACTGCACCCTTTTAATACAGCCAATTGATGATTCAAGCATTCCTTCGTCATCAATCTTTCCATATGTAGACAATGTAATGTCGCAGCCTGCGAAAACAATGCCTGTCCCATCGCTAAAATCAATGGTAAACCAATTATACTCACTCCCTGAAACTTCGATTTCAATGAATGAGTTAAATTCCTGAGCGGACAGGCTCTTGGCGGAGTCCTTATCAATTGTGAGTTCGGCTCTGGTTCCTATAGATTTTGTTCCAGAATCGTTGAGAACAGTGAATATTTTGATTTTATCCGGATTGAGAATGTTATCATTTCCTCCGGCATGAGAAGTAATCAGAAATACCACCACAGCAGCAATAACCAAAAGCGCTGTCGGAACAATAACCAACAGCTTATTTGAATTTTTCTTTGGTGCTGACAAATTTATGGTTTTGCAATAGGGGCATTTACGCTGATCAGCTTCTATTTCGCAACCGCATCCCTTGCAACTGATATATTTAGTCTCATCGTATCCGTTCATAAAAAACCTCTTTTTTAAACAATGGGTTCTGCAATTCCTATTACTCTTCCAAGGCAAAACACACTTTCGTGCTTGCTGAGGTCTACTGGAGAATACTTGGAATTGTAGGAAGTTAGGAATCTTCCCCTGTATTCCTTAATGCAAACATCTCCGTCAATTAAGAAAATACCGACCTCTCCTTTGCGAACACACGGGCAGGATTCCACCAAAACGATATCACCGTCATGATATTCATCCTCCATGCTATCGCCGGATATAGGAATAGCAAAGTCAGCAGCTAGTGCTTCCGGAGTGCTGCGGACGGTTATTGTTTCAGCGCTTGCTTCGTCAAGGTATAATCCTGTTCCAGCACAAGCAGCACGGTTGTAGTATGTTTTGTCACAAGTACCGTTTAGGGGCAAGCATTTATCTATAACATCGTTCTGCTCAGTTTTATTCTCTTTTTTCTGTTCAGCAACCCGTTCGGCGGCAAGCTCTGCGAGAGTTTCTGCTTTGCTGAAGACTTTTCCTTTATCGTATTCATCTAGTTGTTTGAACAAAGAAATTAGTTCAATCTCTCGTTCTTCTAAGCAAGGCTTTACTACATCATTATCTTCGGAAAAAAGATAGCTTACCGGAACCTTGAAATATTCTGATATTTTCTGTAAAATTCCGTATTTCGGAATTGCCCCCCCTTTCCAAGCGGTTATCTTAGATGAGCTTAACCCTAATTTATCTGTAATGAAAGCTGTAGGAGTTGTGTTATTCTCCTTACATAGTTTATTCAGTTGGTCGTAAAACAAAAAAGCCACACTCCTTTTGTATAAAACGCCTAAATTCTAAAATTCGGAATTTTATCTATTAACAATTCTGATTTTTAGAATTATAATGTGTATATACCCCGACAGGGGTATGCAAGGGCATACTGCCCCGAATACATTTTACCACAACGTGGCTAAAAAATCAACAGTAAGGAGGTTTTAAAATGCTGTTTAGCAATATTTTAAAGCGTAAACGCGAAGAAAAAGGTCTTACGCAGGCGGAAGTTGCCGAGCGAATCGGAACGACACAGCAGAATATAGCAAGTTTTGAGAGCGGATACAAGGTGCCGTCGCTCAAAATAGTAGTCGCTGCCGCAGATTTCTTCCACTGCTCGGTAGACGAAATGATAGGGAGGGCTGTTTCATGAATAAACCCATTCGCATTTACGGCAGGCTCAGAAAGATCGGAGACGATTACTACGAAGCTGAGTACAAGGATTACCGTCCGGACGGCACAGTTTTCGGATATGGTTTCGAGGATTTTTCCGGCGAACGGCTCGAAGCTCAGACCAAGAAGTATGAGGTGCATGTTTACAACGGAAAGACAATGCACGGAGCTGTACGCGAAGGCTGGAGAATGACTGACATAGTCGGGAACGTGATGAGAGTATCCGTGAAAACAAACGGTCTGACTGCCGCAAGGATACTCCATAAGAATAAGGACGTTGCCAGAGTACAGCGCGTCCGGTGGTGAAAGGAGTGATACCATGAGCATGAACCAAATGACCGCAGCAGTGACCGTCGCTCTGGAGAAGCTGGGCTACCGCCGGATCCGCGAACTGCAGATCACCTGCCCCACCCAGAGCAGGGCGAACGTTTACCTGAACGACGAGTATTTCGGAGTATTCGACTTCGAACGCAACACCTTTGTAGACTGAGGCGAGCAATATGGAAAGTAAATCAGATTTTTCTAATCTGCTCAAAGACTACCGAAAAAAGAATGGGCTTACACAAAAGGCATTTGCTTCGTTAGTCGGGCTGTCTTACGATACTATCATAGGCTATGAACACGGCAGGAGCAAGCCGTCACCTGTTGCACGGAAAAAAATTGCAGAGAAAACAGGTATTGAAATCGCGCTTATCCCTCAGGGAAAAAATGGTGCGAAAATAGACTATTCAGAACCTTTGACTGATGAAGAGCGCGAGTTCGCAGAAATCAACCATTCTGAAATATGGAAATTTCTCAGAATCAAGCGGTTATCGTTTGATGAATGGTATGATACTGTGGTTTTCGGATATCTCCGTGCAGTCAAAATTCGTTTTCACAGACCAGACCTTAAAGAGGTGCCGTTTTCTTACATTGCATTTCGCAATATGGAATCAACACTTTCCAACGAGAGACGGAAACAAACACGCCGTCCTAGGACTGTCAGTCTTTACAATAGCTGTTACTCCAACTCTGATAAGCCTATGATAGACGAAATGTGCAGTCCTTACGACAATATGATCACAGATTTTTAAGCGTTTTGCAATCAATTGCAAAACAGAATAGGAGTAAACCATGATAAGAAACAACGACATAATCCAGGGCTACACCGTCCTGATGGTAGCTAACGGAATGATTCTTGCTCATTCCAAGACCGCTCCGGATCCTTACGTCGTCTGGCATACCGCCGAGAACGGCAACGATGTGTACGGCGGCAAGTACCTGCCGAACAAGGAGGACGCCGAGTGGGATTTCTGCACTAAGGCATTCCCGTGGTTTGAGGACAACGCCCCGATAAACGTCATTGAGGACAACGCAGCCGAAAAGATTGACAGCTTTAACTGGTACCTTGATGGGGCTAAGGAACGCATAGAATCCTGCAGAAGCGTTCTGGACGAAATCCAGGAGGCAATTGACAATGCCTCTGCTCTGGTTGAGGACATGGTCGCAGAACACGAAAAGCTGGTCGGAAAGAAAGCAGCTCCGCAGGAGGAAAGCGACGATTCCAAAATCGACTATATTTCTGATTTTGATTTTGAAGAAACTACTAAAATTTCATCAGCTATCTCTGAACATCTTTCAAAGCTCAAAGACGAGTCAAAGTCAGAAAAGGAACCGCTATTAACTCAGAATTTTAGCGGACGAGGACACAGAGTTGTCCACGTTAAAATCAAAAAAGTAACCAAGTAGATGAAAACAGCCGAAACGAGCAGCCCGGCAGCGGGTTGTTCGTCCGCAGGGAATGACCGCCCTGCGCTGATGATGGCAGGTCGGAGCATAAAAAATAGAGCCTCGGCAGAAACGACTACTCTTTGCACGGAATATCGTTTCTGTTGACCGCAAGGCTCCGTCTAAAGTATATCAGAGCATTAAGCTTTTGTCAAGTAAAATTCTTACAGAAAGGAGAGATCACTTTGACTTACCTATCAACGGCAGAGGTCGCGGAAATCAAGGGCTGCACACCCAGATACGTTCGTCAGCTCGTCCAGAACGGCAAGCTTATAGGCGAAACAAAGGATAACGCCGCGAACAACCGCACCGAATACATGATCCCGCTGACAGCGCTGCCGCAGGACTTACAGCTTAAATGGGAAAATCAGCAGCGCCGCTCGCTGGGTTTAGAGCCGGTTAAAAAGGCGGTTAAAGCGCCTTTAAAGACTGACAGCACACGCCTTACGCTGGACGATCTTACGGATAAGCAGCGCAGCGAGCTGTATCTCTGGACAGGGATAATCAAGGACTGGCTCACTATCCGGGACAGCTACGAGCAGTACAGCAAGGGCGAGATCGACGAGATGTTCGTTCAGGCGGCTCGGCTGAAGTACCCCGACCTGGAAATAAGCACGGATATCCTCTACCGCAGGCTCAAAGCCTACCGTAACTCGGACATCTCCGGGTTTATCGACAAGCGAGGCGGCAGCAACAAGGGAACGACCGTCGTTCCGGAGTTCATGCTGAACGCGTTCAGCCGGTTCTACCTCGACCAGCAGTGCCTGCCGATAACGAGCTGCTACAAATTCACCCGGGACTGGGTGCAGGAGCATTACCCGGAAAGTCTGCCGGATATGCCGTCAGAGCGCACGTTCCGGCGCAGAGCCGAGGATATCCCGTATGCAGTGCGAATGTACTTCCGCAACGGCGACAAGGCGTTTTCTGACAAATGCCTGCCGTATGTTGAGCGACTTTACGACGATCTCCACGCAAACGATGTCTGGATAGCAGATAACCACACCTTTGATTTCTTCACCGCAGGAAAGGACGGCAAGGTTCGCCGACTGTACCTCACAGCGTTCCTTGACGCGAAATCCGGCGCTATGATGGGCTGGAATCTCACATACGCGCCCTCCGGCGACAGCACGCTCTTAGCGCTCCGGCATGGAATACTGAGATGCGGAGTTCCGAAAGCGGTGTATTTCGACAACGGTTCCGAGTTCCTTGTATCGGATATCGGTGGACGCGGACACCGCCGGAAGAAAGATTGGAACAAGGATCCTCTGCCGCCGAACATCTTGCAGTTCCTCGGAATCGAAATGCACAACGCTATAGTCCGGAACGCAAAGGCGAAGCCCATCGAGCGCACGTTCAGCACATTCAAGAACCAGTTTTCGCGCTGCATTCCCACATTTTGCGGCGGCACGATTCTGGAACGCCCGGAAAGCCTGAAATACAAGCTGAAGCACGGAATTATTCCAGAGGAAGAACAGATACGGATAGCGCTGGATTCCTACATCGACGGCTGTTTCAACGCCGCTCCATATGGTGGCAAGGAACGCCGCTACAAGGGAATGAGGCGGTTCGAGGTCTGGAACAGCAGCATACAGGACACCGTATTCCGCACAGCGGACGAAGCTAACCTCTCAATGCTGCTCAAACGCGTCAGCAAGCCGCAGGCAGTCAACCGCAACGGCGTGTACATCAATTTCGCCGGAGAAAAGCTGTGGTACCGCGGCGCGGACACCGTTCTCCACATCGGTGAAAAGGTGTACGTCCGCTACGATCCGGCGGATATCCGCTCGGTTCGCGTGTACGACATGGCTACTGACAAGTACCTCTGGACTTGGAGTCTGGACGACGATCTCCTTGTTGACTACCTTACCAACCACCGCGAAGATATCGCCACCGCCGAGAAGCAGATCGCCGAGAGCAAGAAGCTCGTCCGGGAATACGGTCGCGGAATCCTCGACAGCGTGGACGCCGACAAGCGTATCGACATCTTCGCCGCTATGGTCAGGAATTCCGTCGAGGGCGGCAAGGACATGGTATTCAAGAAACCCGCGAAATTCGTTCCGGTATTTTCCGAGGAGAAGCTGGAGAAATCCCCGGCGCTTGGGGATATCAGCGAGATCTCCGTCAATATTGATATCCTGGATAAGTTAAACGCAGCGGCGGCGAGCCGCAGAAAGGACTGACATCATGGCAGAACAGAAAATCATCAGGGAGCTTACGCCGAAGCAGCGCGAAGCCCTCGAAAAGATAACAACGACCGCCGCGGAGCTTGGAATCTCCGAAACGAAGCTTTGCGAGCGCATAGGGATAACCGGCTCGGCGTTGTCGCAGATACGTAAGGGGTACTACGCCGGGAACTGGGACAATCAGTTCGAGAAGATATACGCCTATTTTGAGAATAAGGCGGCGGCTTCCGAGACCTACAGCGAGGTAGAATACGCGCCGACCTCGATATCCACGCTGGTATACAAGACGGTGCGGAACACACAGCTCAAGGGCGGGTTCGCGTTCGTGACCGGGGACGCGGGAGTCGGCAAGACGAAGGCGCTCCACAAGTACATAGAGGATCACCCTCACGACAGCGTGATGATAACGATAAATCCCTGCACCAAGAGCACAAAGGCAGTGCTGAAACTGCTGGCTCTGAACCTGGGAGTTCCGGTCACACAGTCCCGGGACGACCTGTGGATGAGCATTGCGGCGAAGCTACACGACGGAATGGTCGTTGCAGTGGACGAAGCGCAGCTTCTGACCTACGGCAGTATCGAAACGCTGCGTTCGTTCGCGGATTTCTTTGCAGAGCGCCGCCAGACCCTCGGCGTTGTTCTGGTCGGGAATCAGGGGATACGGGAGAAAATCGAGGGCAAGTCCCGGGAGCAGTACCGTCAGGTCGCGAACCGCGCATGGCAGCGGCAGCAGATAAGCACCGGGGACGTTCAGCCCGAGGACATCAAAATGCTGTTCCCGGTGCTGGAGGGCAGGGAGCAGGAACTGACGCTCCTCTACAAGGTAGCCCAGACCGCCGAGGGAATACGCGGAGCAGTCCGGCTGTTCGGGAACGCCTTTGACTCCGGCGACTACGACTTTAACGGGATAGTCCGCATGGCGAAGATGATGCACCTTGACCTCAAGGGCGCGGAAAAGGCGGTGCGGGTATGAAACACGGAAAGAACCCCACTCGCCGCCAGAAGCAGAGCATTGCTTCCGTTCGGCTGAATCCGGAAAACTGGCTCGTCTGCAAGGACACCCCGGACGAGCTGGTGCTGGAACACAAGATAAGCGGCAACATCAAGCGGATAAGAAAGGAGCTGCTGAAATGAAAATAGAATACATGCTTGCGTTCCTCGGCGGCGTTGAGCTGATGGCGCTCGCTAACGCGCTTTCACTGGGACTGCTCCCCTGCCGATTCCTGGCGCTGATATTCCTGCTTGTAGCCTTTGTCGGCGCGGCTCTGCTTGGGTACTTCTCATGCTACAAGCACATGGAGAAATCCGTAAATCTTCGTTCGTATCATGAGGGAGTGTGCAAGGGCATTCGGATCGGACGGGCGGAACGGCAGTCCGAGGTGCAGAGGTTCCTTGAAAATGAATGAAGAGAAGCTGCTGATTGAATTTCTGAAGCTTTACCTTGACGGACTGGATAAGGTGAGTAATTACGACGCAGTGAGGGTCGGAATCGAAAAGCTACTTTCCGAAAAGGTATTCCGCGACAGTGAGGAATTGTCGCTTTTCCTTAGTGTTGAATCAAGAATCAAAATCAGCGCCGAACGATTACAAGGCATGGCTGCTGGCAGGGTCATTTATATTCACCCTGCCATACCAGCTAAATAACACGGGGCTTAGTCCCCCGCCTTAATGCGGCTCCATACGGAACGGTTGCAAGCCCGATAACGCAGAGCAAGGAAAAATATAAGGAGGATTTTTATGGACAAGGAAGCACAGAAAAAATTAGCGGACGATTTTGTAGAGTTGCTTCGCACGACGAACAGGGACGGTATTGAGGAGCTTATCCGCTATCTTCAGGAGGAGACAGACTTCTTTACTGCCCCGGCAAGCACAAAATATCACGGGGCATTCGAGAGCGGACTGCTTATGCACAGCATAAATGTTTGCGCTGAACTCAATCTCGACCCGAACAGCTAGGTTTATCCGCCTGAAACCACCATCATCGTTGCGCTGCTGCACGACATCTGCAAGGCGAACTGCTACCGAACGGAAAAGCGGAACGTCAAGGAGAACGGCGCGTGGGTCGAGAAGCAGGTCTATGTTTTCGACGATGAGTTTCCGCTCGGTCACGGCGAAAAATCGCTGTACCTTGCAAGCAAGTTCATCAAGCTTTCGGACGAGGAAGCCGCGGCTATCCGCTGGCACATGGGAGCGTTCGACAACGCGTTCCGGGGCGGCGACCGGGGACTGAATGCTGCTTACGAGAAGTATCCTCTGGCGGTAATGCTTCATCTGGCGGATATGAGGGCTACTTACCTTGTGGAACGTGAACATTGATTTTACACGGTGCAGTTTTATTCTGCGCCGCCCTAATGCGGCTTCCGAACGGAAACGGTTGCAAGCCCGTGCGAACGCAGAGCAGGGATTACGCCGGATACACCCGGCAGAAAGGAGAGTGATTGCATGAAATTCAAGCTTTACGACTATGATAACGACCGTTCCACGGACATCGAACTGACCCCATCGCAGTGGAAAGAACTTCAGGTGTTCCTGAAAGAGCTGAAGAACCCGCCCACGCACGACTACAAGGCGGTTCTCGACTGTTTCAACCGGATATGCTCGAAGCTTCCCCCGGCGACGCGGCTGACTGACAAGCGCAGGCGCGCTATCGTCAAGGCTCAGAAGGATGGCTACGATCTGGAGCAGGTGTTCAGGACAGCCGCTCAGAGCGCATTCCTCTGCGGGCGGAACTCCCGCGGCTGGCGTGCAAGTTTCGACTGGATAATGCAGCCGGGCAACTTGGTAAAGGTCGCCGAGGGGCAGTATTCGGACAGCATTCCCGCACCCGCGCCGTCAGCGCCGCCGATGTCAGGCAATCCGTTTGATGACTATGGATAAGGTGAACGGCGCAGCGTTCGTAAAATCACTGGCGGCTCTGCACATGCAGAGCAATCCCCCGCTGGAGGGCGACTACATCGGCGAGGACGGTCTGCTCCGCTGCGGAAAATGCGGAGGATTCAAGCGCAGCCGTATTGAGGTCAGCGGCGAGGAGATAATCGTGCCGGTCTGGTGCGAATGCATGACCCGCGCCAAAGAGGAAGAAAAGAAACGCAGCGAATCTATCCTGGCGAACATGCGCGCTAACGAGCTTCGCCGGCTGTCGCTTATGGACAACTCGCTGTCGGCGGTGCGGTTCACTACTGCTGACAAGTCAGGCGAGAACGCCCGCAGCGTGGAGATATGTCGCAGATACGCCGCGAAATTCCAGCAGATGAAGCAGGACAACCGCGGTCTGCTGCTGTTCGGCGGCGTGGGTACCGGCAAGACCTACACGGCAGCGTGCATTGCGAACGAACTATTGGCGCAGGGAGTGTCGGTCGTTATGACCTCGCTTGTCAAGCTCATCGAAAACGGTATAAGCGACCTTTGCAGCCGCCTGTCGGCGATAGACCTGCTTATCCTCGACGACCTGGGCGCGGAGCGCTCCACGGATTACGCTCTGGAGCAGGTCTACAACATCGTGGACAGCCGCTACCGCGCAGGACTGCCGGTGATATATACAACGAATCTCACGCTGGAGGAGCTGAAAAATCCCGCAGACATGCGATACGCGCGGATATACGACCGCGTGCTTGAGAAGTGTTTTCCGGTGGAGTTCCGGGGCGTTTCCCGCCGGAAACACGGCGCGCGTCAGGGGTTCGACGATATGATGGCGCTTCTCGGCGTGGATGACACTACTTAAACATCATTTAAAGGAGGATAAAACAGCATGGAAATTAAATTTAAAAAGCTTACCAAGTCCCGCGGACTGACTATCCCGCGCGACATGGCGGCGCACCTCGACCTTGACGCCGGAACTGCGGTCGACCTTACCGCCTCGGCTGACGGGAAACTCATCTGCCGTTTCTGCGGCGGCGCGGAAAAGGTTAAGCAGTTCGGAGGTATATTCTGCTGTCCGCTGTGCGCAACAAAGCTTTATCAGGAGGTAACGGCAGATGAGTGATATCGTTGACAAGGTGCGGGAACTGAGCCGTATCAAGGCGGATATCGCAAAGCTCAACGACCGCCGGAAAGAGCTTGAAGCGTATTTTCTGGAGCGCGGCGGCGATGATGTAGTTGACACAAAGTTCAAGTCCACCGTGTACGCCGATCCGGATTCTCAGGCGGCAGTCACCTACACCGAGGCGCAGGCGCTGACAATAGTTTACCCGCATTACCTTAAAGAAACGCTGGGGGCGATGTTTCCGGATATCTTTGAGGAAGCCGTCAAAACCGAGGTCAAGCCGAAGAACAAGGATATTGAGCGCATGCTCATCGGAATGTTCACCGGGAATTACACCAGGTCAACGCCGGAGGAGATAATTGCGCAGCTCCCCTGCGGAGATAAGGCGAAATCCGCGCTTGCGAAGAAACTTAAAGGCGCGAAGTTTGAGACTGACCGCGACAACCTCATGAAAATCGGTGGGTTTTCGGAGCAGGACGCCGGAGATTACGCCTACTTGTACGCCGAGGCGGCGGTCTGGCAGACATTCCGGAGCGTTGCGGAGATGTCCGGCGCAGACGAAGCACGGCTGCTCCGCTGTATCAATCTCGGCGTTGCGGTGGACAGTTCCACCAAGATCGCGGTGACCTGATGGCTACCAAGGAACAGATCCGGCGGATATATGCCCTCGGCGCTGCCGCCGGACTGCTCGACCGGAGCGCCGGGAACGACGACAACCTCCATCTTTGGGTAAAGCAGTTTTCGCTTAAAGACCACATCTCGGAACTGACCGAGCAGCAGGCGGATTTCATCATCAGGCGGCTGGAGGAATACCGCTCGCAGGTCGCGCCGAAGCCGGAACTCATTACAGAGGAACAGCAGAATATGTGCTTCAAGCTGATGTACCGGATAGCCGAGATTTCTCCGTCGGACATCAAGCCCCGGGAACGGCTGAGGGGTGTAATATCCAAGGTGACCGGCAGAGAAATCCGCCCGGACAGGGATATTTTCAGCCGGGTAACACGGGCGGAGGGGTCGGAGATAATTGAAATGCTCAAGCGGATACTCCGCTCAGAGCAGAATAAACTGAAAAGGAGTGATAAGCATGGGACTTGCAATGCTGGTAAAGAAGAGCCACCTTAACGCCGACCAGCAGGAGGTGGCTGACATCATCGGGCTGGAAAACTACCAGGCGCTGGTGGATACATTCGGCGGTTCACAGATCTGGATACCGAAAGCGCGATCGCTGGTGTCGTCCCCGGAAATTTCTACGTATATCCGGTCAAGGCGGCAGAACGGCGACACTCCGGAGCAGATAGCCCGGGAACTGGAGCTTCCGGTGTCGGAGGTAAGACGGCTTTCAAAGTGATTTATGGCTCATCGCAAACGCGGTGAGCCGTTTTTTTATGTCGTTTCGCTTTGTGATTTCGCTTTTTACAAAGATACATTTTTATAGTATAATATGCGTAGCAAAAATAACATTTTAAAGAGGTGATACCGTGGATTTCGACACAATCTATAATATGATACTTACCGTCGGCATGGGCGCGATAACGTTCTTCCTCAAGCGCAGTTTTGATAAGCTGGACAGCCGTGCGAGCCACTCCGATGTAGAGGAGCTTAAAAACAAGCTTGCCAGCCGCGCAAGCCGCTCCGATGTTGATGAACTCAAAGACAAGCTTGAAAGCGCCGACGAAAAGTACGCCAGCAAATCCGAGCTTAACGAGCTGAAAAAATCCATCGAGAAAATCGAGAACAACATAGATTTCCTCAAGGAGAATACCGTGCGGAACTCCGATTTTATCCGCACCATGACGCGGCTCGAAACCAAGATAGACGATCTCAAAAGGGAGTGATATAGATGGACATGGAAAGAGTACACCGCGAGAAATTCTGCGACAACAACGCCCGGGTGCTTCGGGCTATAAATACGCTGCGGACAAAATACGTCCGCATACGTGAGCTGGAATACGGTCTGGAGGTCGATGTGAGCGCTCCGGAGATAGCTGACTGCGTGAATTATCTGAACGAGGGCGGCTACATAAAGCTCCGTGACGTGGAGTTCCACAATGAAGTAGCCGACCTCGCCGACGCAGAACTGCACAGCCTTGAGGCTAAGCTTACTGCAAAGGGCATTGCGTTCCTGAACGGCAAGATTTCCGACCCGTGCATAAGGCGGTGAGTCATGAAACGTAAGCATAGCAAGATAGACAAGCTGCCGTCTGACATCAAGGAAGCAGTCGAGCAGATGATCCTCGGAGATTACACCTACCGGGACGTCTGCGATTTCGTACGGGACACCGCGAACGTCACGCTGTCTGAGGCGGCTGTCTGCCGGTACGCGCAGGGGCTGAACGCCAGCGTTCAGGAGATTCGCCTTGCAAGCGAGAATATGCGCGCTCTGACCGAGGAAATGCAGAAATTCCCGCAGCTCGACACCACCGAGGGAATCGCCCGGCTGATATCCCACAAGGTATTGCAGGCAGTCCAGCAGATGGACGAAATTGCCCTCAAGGAAGCCGACCCGCTCAAGCTCATCGAAAAGGCAACGGCGCTGATCAGGGCGGTAAGCCTGAAAAATTCCACGGATATCAAGACGGCGAACCTGAAAAATGTGGCGTTCGAAAGCTTTAAAGAGGATATTTTCGACGCTATGGCAAAGGAAAATCCGGAACTGTACCGCTCGCTGGTGCAGTTCATCAACAGCAAATCGCAGGAGGAATAATGTACGTTATATATTGTCAGTCCGGCAAGGAAATGACGGTCGTCCGGCAGCTTGCCGAAAAGAACATCACGGCGTATGCTCCACGCCGGCTGGTTCAGGAGCGCCACCGCCGCAGGTGGGTACAGCGCGAAGTGCTGCTGTTCAGCGGATATGTGTTCCTCGACGCGGAGCTGACCCCGGACATCTGGCAGGCGGTCAAGTTCTGCTATGGAACGCTGCGGATACTCAGCCGCTCGCAGCTCAGCCAGACCGAGGAGGAATATATCAGATTCCTCTGCAATGACGGTCACGCGCTGGGAATAAGCCGCGGCTACGTTTCGGGCGGCGCGCTGCACATCATGGACGGCTTCCTGAAACGCTTCCAGCATAAGATAATCCGATTTAACCGGCGCGGTAAACGCGCTGTGGCGGACGTTACGATCTACGGCAGGCACTACGAGGTTATCCTCGGCTGCGAGATAGAAAGTCAGCCTGCGGTTCCGTTGATAAGCTCCGGAACTGCGAAGAATATTCCCTGATATCTGCGGAACATGTTCCGAACGGACAGGGCGAAGCTATATCATCATGATTTCGGGCGGGTGTTTAAAGTACCCGCCTAAAATCGTCTGTGAGCGCCGCGCACATTTCAGAGGATAGTTTCACCGCCCTTGGGCAAATCGCGAATTTAAACGCAAATTAAGCGCATTTAAACATATGTGAAAGAGGTGACAGCATGAGCAGGAAGAAAAAGAGCATAGCAGCCCTCGGCGCTGCCATTGCCGAGCGCGAAAAAAACAGCACAGACCAGACCTCCGCAGTGCAGCAGCTTGTGGAGGCTTACTTGTCCACAAATAACGAGGCTAAGCGCGCTAAGAAGATAGCCGAGATAAAATCCCGCTGCGGCGGTCTGAACGAACTCCTGTCCCAGAACAGCGAGCTGCTGACCGCCGAGGTGGAGCAGGCGCTCCTGCGCGCGGCGACCGGCTACACTGTCACCGACCGCACCATCAGGTGCGTGAACGGAGTGAAAACCGTGGAGACTAAGGAGCGCCACATTCCGCCGTCCCAGCCGGCTATTGAGTTCTACCTTATAAATAAGAAAGGTGGCGACTACAGCCGGAACGGCGGCGGTTCGGGCAATGCGGACGGCGCGCTGGCGGATATTCTGGAGGCACTGAAAAATGGGTAAAGTAACATTCACGAAAAAGCAGAACGACCTCATGCGGCTGTTCAAGCAAAATAAGCTTCCGCGCCTGACCGTTCTGCAGGGTTCGGTGCGTTCGGGAAAGACATGGATTTCGCTGATCCTCTGGGCGCTGTGGGTGGCTTCCCGCCCGCACGACTATCTGTACATGATGACCGCGAAGTCGCTCCAGACTCTCAAGCGCAACTGCCTGCTGCCGCTTCAGGAGCTTATCGGCGAAAGGAATTTCACATTCTCGCTCTCCGCAAAGGAGGGCGTTATTTTTGGGCGGAAGATAATGCTGGAGGGCGCGAACGACGCGCGTTCCGAGAATAAGATTCGAGGAATCACGCTGGGCGGCGCTTACTGCGACGAGCTTACGCTGTTCCCGGAGGATTTCTTCGTCATGCTGCTGTCACGTTTGTCTGCGCCCGGCGCAAAGCTGTTCGCGACCACAAACCCGGACACGCCTACCCACTGGCTAAAGAAAAAGTACCTCGATAACGAGGCTCTTGCGGACGACCTGCTGAACATCTTTTTCGGCATTGACGATAATACAACGCTCCCAGCCGACTACGTTTCCGCGCTGAAAAAGGAGTACACCGGCGTGTTCTACGACCGGTTCATTCTCGGCAAGTGGGTAGTCGCGGCGGGGGCTATTTACCGTGTGTTCTCGGATAATATCCCCGCGTTCGCCGCGCCGGAACCGCTCCCACGGCTGGACATGATAAACGTCGGCGTGGACTGGGGCGGCAACGGCTCGGCTCATGCTATGGTCGCGACCGGAATGACCTACAATTACGAAAAGCTCATCGCCCTGCGGAGCGAACGTGTTCCCGCAACCGGACTGACCCCGCAGCAGATATACAAGCGTATCTACGAGTTCTGCGAGGACGTTCAGCGGGATTTCGGCAGGATCGAGGACATCTACGCCGACAGCGCCGAGCAGACGCTGATTTCAGGCTTGCGGGAATACATAAAGCCGCTCGACCTGACTGTGAAGAACTCCATGAAACGCCCGATAATCGACCGTATCCGCGCAACGACCATGCTTATGGGCGGCGAAAGATTCTTGCTGACTTCCGACTGCGAAACGCTGCGGGACGCATTTCAGGGCGCGGTGTACGACGACAAGGTTGTCGGCGAGGACATTCGTCTGGATAACGGCACCTCGGATATTGATACGCTGGACGCATTCGAGTACAGCTTCGAGCGGTATATTCCGCGGCTTATCAGGAGGGATTAATGGGTATTTTAAACGCGCTTAAAGACTTATTTAAGGGGAAAGGAGGAACGAGCGTGGACGACTTTAATATTACAGATTCGGCGGTAAGCTCGACCATGCGCTCCGCGACTTCCCTCTGGTGGGACGCGTTTCAGGGACAGCTTCCGTTCGCGCAGACCCACAAGAATTTCAAGCCGCTGCCGACGGCGTACGTGTCTACCGCGTATCTGGCGCAGCTCGTCACAGGCGAAATCAAATTTGAAATCGCAGACGAGGAGCTGAACAGGCACGTCCAGAAGAATCTCCTGCCGAACCTCGACAGGATAGTTCAGCAGACCATTGTAGGCGGCTACACGGTAATTAAGCCGTATTTCGTGCAGTCCGGTGAAATGTTCTTCGATTCTGGAACGAGCCGGGACTTCCTGCCGATGACTCTGGACGAGAACGGTCATGTAACCGAGGGCGTATTTTTCGAGCGTATCCGGTACCACGGCAAAATATACGAACATCACATATTCCAGAACGGCGTGCATACCGTCCGGAACACGGCGTATCTCTACGGCACAAAGCACGCTGTGGAGCTTGCGACTGTGCCGAAATGGGCGGTTCTGCTTCCGGAGGGGCAGATTCCCTCGGATATTCCCATGATAGCGACGTTCCGGACGCCATACGCGAACAACATCGACCTCGACAGCGAACTGCCTATAAGCATTTTCGCTAACTCCCTCGGCACGCTTCACGAGATAGACGAGGCACATTCCGAGTATTGCGCGGAATTCAGGAAGATGTCCGCGAAGGTATTCGCCGACCGCACCGTTTTAAAGGAAAGCAGCGGTATTCCCGATGATTACTTTGTTGGGATAAGCGGCGACGGTACTTCCACGATGGAACAGCAGATAATGACCTACGCTCCGCAGATCCGCGAAACCGAGCACAGCGCCAAGATAAACAAGGAGCTTCGTTTCTACGAAACGCAGATAGGCGTAAGCTCCGGAACGTTCTCGTTCGATACGCAGAAAGGACTTGTCACCGCAACGCAGGTGCTGTCCGAGGACAGAACTACATACAACACGGTCTGCCAGATTCAGCGGCAGCTGCGCCCGGTACTGCAGGCGCTCAGTCAGATCGTTGTCACTCTGGCGCGGTTCTACGGCTTCGAGTGCGAAGACGGAGAATGCGCGATAGAGTTCGGCGATTCCGTATTTGAGGACACCGGAACCGAGTTCAACCGCCGCTTCCAGATGGTTCAGGCGGGACTGCTCAAAGCCGAGGATTTCAATGCGTGGTACTTCGGCGTTCCTACGGAGCGGGCGCGTGAAATGCTCCCGCCTATGACTGAAGCCTTTGGGGGTGAATAAATGCTCACTCCGGAACAGCTTCAGAATCTGCCGCAGGAGCTGACCGATCTTTACGACCAGCTTTCCGAGTTTATCCTGCGGGATATCGCCCGAAGAATCGCAAAGGGCGCGCAGATAACCGACACGGCGGAATATCAGCTTTACCGCGCGCGGAGCCTTGGGCTTTCCACGGACGAGATCGCCGCAAAAATCGCCGAGATTAACGGCAGTTCCGCAGCGGAAATAAACCGGCTTATCCGTGAGGCTGCGGCGCAGTCCGATGAGTTCGACCGCAAAATGCTCGGAGTCGACAAGGGCGCGGCTGTTCCGCTGGAAGAAAACGCACAGCTCCAGAAGCTCATTTCCGCGCAGATAGCGGAGACCGCCGGAAAATGCGAGAACCTCACAAACACGATGGGGTTCGCCGACCACGATTTCCTCGGGCGCGTGTATTACCTTTCCATGACTGATATGTACCGCCGGGAGATGGATTCCGCGCACATGAAGGTCGTGACCGGAGCAACGGACTACATGACCGCGATCCGGCAGGATTGCAATAAACTTGCGGCGAGCGGCGTGCGAACCATAGATTATGAGAGCAGGCGCTCCGACCGTATCGAAGTCGCGGCGCGAAGGACGCTCCTTACAAGCGTGGCGCATGTCACGCACCGTATCTCCGAACAGAACGGCGAGGAGCTAGGCGCGGACGGCTGGGAGATGTCGGCGCACTCTGGTTCGCGACCGTCCCATGCGGTGTATCAGGGGCGGCAGTACACGCAGGAGCAGTATGAGCGTATCATAAAGCCGCTCATAAGCGAGCCGAATTGCCGCCATGATGTGTTCCCGATAATCCTCGGGGTATCCGAGCCGGTTTACACAGAGGAGGAACTCCAGAATATAGACCAGCCGCCGTTTACCTATGAGGGGCGGACTTACACAGCCTACGAAGCTTCCCAGCAGATGAGGAAGATGGAGCGCGCCATGCGAAAGCAGAAAGACCGCTGCATTGTCGCCGACGCTGCCGGGGACGAGGAAGCATTTGCAACAGCCAGTATTCGCCTTAATCGCCAGAAATACATCTATGAGGACTTTTGCAAGGCGGCTGATTCGTATACAGAATACGAACGTACTTATGTAACCGGCTTCAATCGCAGCATTGCCGCAAGGTCTGGTGTGGCTGCTATCAAAAAGGAATACAAGCTTATCGCAAGCACTTTGGATAAATCTGCTGTTCCAAGTATTGACGATTTCAAGAAAATGCTGTATAATAATAGTGACGAATACAAACAGCTTCGCCACCAGTTCAATGAAAAGGTCATAAACAGCGATTATGATGATATCAAGCATTTGAACGGCAGTCTTAGCGATAAGGTAACTAGACAGTGGTATGTTCTTCATGATAAAAAGATACCAGATATGATTGACCGAAATCAGTCCATTGAGGATCAGGCAAGGCAGGCACACGCCTTGAGAAATCAGTTCAGAACCAATGCCCGTGACCTGATGTTGAACCAAGACGAAAGAAAGTGGCTGGATAAATCACACCCTAATCTGACATTCGAAGAACAGGTAGACAAAAAAATGTCTGATAAGGGCATGACCCGAGACGAAGCTATTCAGGATATCCTGAAAACAGCGTCAAAGTCCAACAAAAAGGTGAACGAAAAATTCAAGCTGTAAGGAGGGCGTTTATGTATAATTACACTATATGCTATAATTTCAGCACCGAATATTTCAACCGGGCTTGTAAGGCTCTTGAAAGCCGGATTCCTAATATAAAAAAAGGACGTGCTTCACACGATGTTGATGATTCTCGAACGCAGGAGTATGTCGCAGACGATAACCACATCACCGTGTATAATGATTATCCGACTGATGTTGTGTGCATAAAATCAGAAAAAGACATTGAGAAATATCTTACTCAGAACTAATTACCGCACTCCCAGCAATGGGGGTGCAATTTTATACCCATTTTACGAAAGGAGTTCCCATGATCCAGAACAACCGATACTGCAAAGCGAAGCAGGCGGCGGTGAACGCGGACGCAACGCGGAAGCGCCAGCGCTGCAATCAGCGAGATCCGCCCCGGTACGTCAGCAGCTACACATACCACATAGTCATGCTACCCTTATTGAGGGTACATTTTTTTACCTGTTTTTAAGGAGGACTTTTCATGGATAAGTTAAAGGTACTTCTCCAGAAGCTCGGAATTGAGCTTACCGCAGACCAGACCAAGCAGATCACCGAGGTCATTGAAAAGGAATTCGTCCCCGCTGCCGATGTCGCAGCCAATAAGACAAAGCTTGATGAGCTTACCAAGCAGCTTGCCGCCCGCGACAAGGATCTCGCAAAGCTCAAGGCGGATAACAAGTCCGAGGAGCTTCAGAAGCAGCTTGACGAGCTGAACGCCAAGTACAAGCAGGACACCGACGACCTCAACGCTAAGCTGTCCGCGCAGCAGGCGGATTTCGCCGCAGAGAAGCTGTTCGGCGGCTACAAGTTCGCAAGCGACCGCGTCCGCAAGTCCGTTCTGGACGAATTCAAGGGCAAGGGCTTCAAGCTGGAGAACGGCGAGTTCGTCGGCGGCAAGGAGTACCTCGAGGGGCTGAAGCAGTCTGAGCCGTCTGTGTTCGCAGCGGAACAGAAGCCCGGGCTGTTCATGGGCAGTACGCAGAGCAACGTCAGCGCCAGCGCAAACAACCTTGAGGAACAGATTTTCGCCGGAATCGGCGTAAAGAAGTAAAGGAGGACACCATAATGGCAATCAATACGATAGAAGCGGCAAAGATATTCCAGACCGCACTCGACCTGCAGATGATGCAGGGAGCTACTTCCGGCTGGATGGAGGACAACGCCGGACAGACCAAGTATTCCGGCGGTAATGAAGTCAAGATCCCGAAGATGTCGCTCAGCTGTCTTGGCAAGTACGACCGCGACAGCGGCTACATTCAGGGCGCTATCACCTATTCATACGAGACCAGAACCCTGACCCAGGACAGAGGCAGAAAGTTCCTGCTCGACAAGATGGACGTTGACGAGACAAACTTCGTTGCAAGCGCTTCCGCTGTAATGAGCGAGTTCCAGCGCACAAAGGTAATTCCGGAAGTGGACGCTTACCGCTACAGCAGGATCTACGCTCTGGCAAAGGATAACTACGGCAGGACTTACACCCCGGCGGCAAGCACCATCCTGTCCACGCTTTCCGCTGATATAACAGCGGCGCAGGACGCCACCGGAGCTGACGACCTTGTGATCATCATGCCTATCACTGTTTCGGATATGCTGAACAACAGCGAAAAGATAACCAAGTACATTAACGCCGGAGATTTCAAGCAGGGCAGCCTTGACCTCAAGGTGAGGTACTTCAACGGCATTCCTATCATTCCGGTTCCCTCTGCGAGAATGAAAACCGCCTACACCTTCAACGACGGCACGACCGGCGGTCAGGAAGCCGGCGGTTTCACTCCTGCCGCAAAGGCGACCCAGATAAACTGGATAATCTGCCCGAAGTCCGCGCCGATAGCCGTTTCCAAGACGGATAATTTTAAGATCATCGACCCGGACGCTAACCAGTCCGCTGACGCATGGCTCATTGCATACCGCAAGTTCCACGACCTCTGGATAAAGGACAACATGCTGCCCTCTATCCGCGTGTGCGCGGTAGCTAAAACATGAGTTACGCTGACTACGCCTACTACACCGACAGCTACGGCGGCAAGGCGGTAAGTCAGGAGGATTTCCTCCGGCTTGCCGCCAAAGCCTCCGCGTATCTCGATAACCTGACGTTCGGGCGCGCCGCCGGGAACGCCGACGATGAACGGCTGAAAATGTGCTGCTGCGAGCTTTGCGACAGCCTGCTGCTTACAGATGGCAACGGTGGCATGGTGAAGCAGTCCGAAAGCGTGGGGAGCTGGAGTTACACACTGGCGAGCAGTTCCGAGGGAACATCTGAATCCGTCATGGTTCGCGCGATTTGCCGCGCGTGGCTACCTGCGGAGTGGCTTTACAGAGGGGTGGCGCGGGAATGAGGTTTACAGAAACCATCACGGTCTACAACAAGATCCCGCAGCAGGGGCGCGAATCGGAGAAGCTCCGCCGCACGGTAGTTCACGGAGCATTCTGGGACTACACGACCGGAGCCGCGTTCGGCAAATCAGGAAAGGACGACAGCGACAGCATTATGGTCATGATTCCGGATATGCCTGCTCTTGTGCCGGCAGCGGAATGGTTCCGGAGCGGCTGCCCCGAAGATAAGTTCACGCTTTCCCCCGGCGACATAATCGCCCGGGGCGAATGTGGAAATATCTCAAGCGCAGCGGAACTTGAACGGCAGCACACCGAAAAATTGATAATCACAGCGGTTCGTGACTGCCGGTTCGGTTCCGCAAGTTTGAGACATTGGGAAGCTTCCGGAAAGTAGGTGATTCGATGAAAATTACTACCGAACGAGGGGTATTGTTCACTACCGCCAGTGGCAAGTCTATTCTTCGCTGGAATGGTGGTAAGCCACCCACCGAGGAGGGTTTTAACCAACTCCAGATTTTCATTGACAACACAGTTGTCCGGCATATGGATCCATACGTCACTATGCGTACCGGAATGCTGAAGAAATCCGTTATCCTCGGTTCCCGAATGGGCAGCGGCGAGCTGGTGTTTATCGCGCCGTATGCTCATAAGCAGTACTACCGCAACGGAAAGCTCAAGGGAAAGCGCGGTTCGCGGTGGTTCCACCGTATGTGGGCGGCGCTTAAGGACACCATCGTCCGTGAAGTCAAAAATTACGCAAGGAGGCTGATGCCGTGAAATCAGTTATGGACAGCGTTTGCGAATACCTTTCCGGGTGTCCGCTGCTCGACCCGAAACTTCCGGTCTACCTTGATTATGTGGACGATAACGACTGCTACTGTGTGGCTACGGTTCCGAATGCTCCTTTCCGCAAGGATATTCTCGGCAACCGTATATACACGGTGACGTTCCAGTTCGCATATCGCACGGCTATCGGCAGCGATGTGGAACGCGGAAAGAATGTTGAATTTCTGGAGCAGTTCTGCCGCTGGATAGATGAGCAGAATGACCGGCGCAGCTTCCCCGCTCTGGCGAAGAATCAGACCGGACAGAGCCTCAAGGTAATAGAGACCGGCTGTCTTGACGAGACCGCCGAGGACAGGGTAACGGGCGTTTATTTAACGCAGCTACAGTTTATATATAAGGAGAGATGTTAACATGGCAATCACAGGAACAGGCGCTGTAGAGCGCGAATACAGCGTACTGCTGATACAGATCAACGGGATATGGTATCCCATCGGCGAGGACAACGAGAGCATGGAGCGTACCCGCAACAATACGGTCACACAGACCAAGAACGTTCTCGGAAAGACCAAGACTAAGGTCACAAAGGGCAACCAGGTGACATCAGTTTCACCGTTCCTCGTTGCAAGGGACTCCGCGCTCGGCAAGGAGCTGTATGAGATAGATCGGCTGAACAAGCAGCTTGACGAGGTCAAGTACCGCTTTATGGAGGTCTCTATTTTCGACAGCAAGGGCGACGAAAAGTTCGCGGCATGGACGCAGGAAGCAAAGATCGACCTCAAGAGCTGGGGCGGTTCCGCTTCCGACGGTCTGACCGCTCCGTTCGACATCGTCTGGGAGGGTGACCGCACATACGGCACATACGACCGCGCGGCGAACACATTCACCAGTGACGACGGTATCGAGGAGCTGACGGTCGTTTCTACCGCAGGCGGCTCTGCGACCAGTACGGTGCTGCTGGTGTCCCCGCAGCTCAGCACCGGTAATCATTATGTGTACAAGGGCGGCGCGTCCGCTCAGACCGTCACCGAGGGGCAGGACGTTACAAGCTGGTCTGCGCTTTCCCCTGGTTCCGCGATAACCCTGACCGGGTCGCCGGCGACCATCACGGTAGTCGAGGCTGACGCGGCGGGTAAGGCTGTTAAGGCTGGAAGCGTTACGGCAGTGTACGGGTCGTAAAGTGACATTTTGAACTTGACATATTTCTTCAAATATGATAAAATGATTACATCACTTTATCATATTTGGAGGGTATGTTTATGAAAAAAATAGTATATATGCTCGCTCTGGCAGCCGTGCTTTCATGTGCTGGATGTTCGAATAACGCGGAAAGCAATGCTGCTGAAGTTCAGGGGACATCATCGCAAACCAGCTCACAGCCTGTTGTTACATCTCAGCCAGAGGAAAGCAGTATTGAAGTCGTGGCTGGTGATTTTGTATTTAAAGTCCCGGAAAGCGCAGAATTGTCTGATAATTCCGAAGATGGGGTAATTCAGTTAAGTTATTTAATCCAGTCTGAAGGCTGTGAGTATTCCTTATCTATACTCTCCACAAGCAAAGAAAATGGGCAAAAACTTCATAACGATTTTGTAAATTATTTAAATAACTATGCTGAGGAGATGGTTGAACTCGCAAAGGCTATTGGAGCGACTGGTGATGTAGAATTTCCTGACCATAGTATGGAAAAGGAGAATGTTGACAATATCGGTGGTGAAACAGTATCGCTTGGAACGAAGTGGGAATTCAAATCAGAATCATACTGTTTCATAGCGCTTTCGTGCTTTGTCAACGATAAATATTACACTCTGGAATACCACGCTGAAAGCCAGTCATATGACCCTGCAATCTGGGATGATTTCCTAAACAACATAAGACCGTTATAATACTGAGCCGCCCTTCGGGGCGGTTTTTTTGGAGAAAAAACATGAACACAATGAAATACACAGTAACTCCCGAATCCCCGGTTGATATCGAAATATCCGCCAACGGCGAAACACATCATATCAGCTTTTACCCGACAGACCTTGCTGTTCGCGAAAGGTTCTATCAGACTTATGAGAACCTAAAGAACTACAAGCCCAAAGAATTCAAGGTTGTAGTCGATAAGAACGGCGTTTCGAACGCTGAGCTGGAGAACGCAAAGGAGCTGCGCCGCTTTACCGAGTTCCTCAGCGAGCAAGTAGATGGAATCTACGGCGAAGGAACAGCGAAGATCCTCACAGGCGGGCGCTGCGAGCCTGCGGAGCTTATCCGTTTCATCTGCGAAACTGCAAAGCACTTCACCCAGACCTCCGACCAGCTTATCAGACAGTACACCGAAGCAATCCGGGGCGGTGTGATGAAGTGAATTACCTGCTTGAACAAATGCCACAGTCAGTCCTGATTGACGGCGAAGCGGTACCTATAAATACAGATTTCCGGGTATGCCTGCGAATAATTCAGGCACTGGAGGACGAGCGGCTCATGGAACATGAAAAGCTGACTGTGCTTATTACGCTCCTCTATCCGGATCCGCCGAAAAATACAGCCCTTGCAATTGAGCAGGGGCTGAAATTTTTAAATCTCGGCGAATCTGTTGACGGCGGCAAGGCTCGTCAGCAGATAGTTTACAATCTTAATAAGGATTCAGCTTATATTTACACGGCGTTTAAAAGCACTTTCAACATAGATTTAAACACCGTTGAAAATCTTCATTACTGGAAGTTCCGCAGTCTTTTTGCCGACCTCGGCAGGGACTGCTTTTTTAATACACTCATAAGTCTGCGTTCACGGCAGCGTTCCGGGAAACTTTCGGACAGCGAAAAGGAATTCGTCCGGAAGAACCCGGAGATTATGTCCCTGACTGAGCATAAGCACAGCAGCGCCGTGCAGGACTTTATCTCGAAGATAGGAAGGAGAGGATAGCATGTCACAGGCTGACGGATATGTCCGTATCGTCACGCAGAACGATGTTTCTGAAGCGCAGCGCTCCACGGAGCAGCTCGGAGATACGATTCAGGAAGCGCTGGATACAACTCCTGCAGACAACATGACCAATGCCATGGGAAGTCTTGAGGACGGCATTTCCGACACAGGAGATGCGGCGCTCAAGACAGGCGACATAATCAAGGCTAATCTGGTCTCGGAAGCTGTTACGCAGGGAATACAGAAGCTAGGTTCGGCGTTAAAGGCTGCTGCCAGCAATGCAGTTTCAATGGCTATGAGCAATGAAACTGCATTTGCAAAAGCAAGTACATTACTGAGCGGGGACGATTTAACTAAATACTTTGAGGGACTTATAGAAATGTCCAATCGCACCGGAGTTGCCTTTACAGATCTTGCAGAATCAATGTATTCTGCTTTATCAGCAGGCGTTCCGCAGGACAACGTCCTTGAATTCGTTGAAAATACCGTAAATCTTTCAAAAGGCGGATTTACCCAGACTGCTACTGCTATAGATATCGTCACAACTGCGTTAAACGCTTATCAGATGGAGATGTCAGAAGCTACTCATGTTCAGGATGTTCTCATCACGACGCAAAATCTCGGTAAAACCACCGTCGATGAACTTGCTTCAAATATGGGTAAGCTGATCCCGACTGCAAACGGCGTTAACGTTGCGTTCGACCAACTCGGCGCTATGTATGCAACCGTTACGGCAAACGGCGTTGCAACTGCCGAAACCACGACTTACCTCAATGCCATGATAAATGAGCTTGGAGCTTCCGGATCGACCGCCGAAAAAGCAATGCAGGCTGCTACTGCCGGAACCGATATGGCTGGCAAAAAAATCTCCGAGATCTCGGCGATGGGATATGACGTTACTGATGTTCTCAAACTCATGGATGAATATGCTCAGTCTACCGGAAAATCTCTGTCGGATATGTTTTCCTCTTCCGAGGGTGCAAAAGCGGCAAACATTCTGCTTTCCAATGCAGAATCATTCAAGAGCAACATCACCGCCATGATAGATTCCACTGGAGCTGCTGCTACTGCTGCGGAAACTATGATGGATACAACCGCAGAAAAGACACAGGTTGCTAAGAACCAGATAGACAATCTGACGAGCGCAATTGCAGAGCAGCTTCTTCCGGCTATAGGCGAAACCGCGCAAAGTGTTTCAGATGCATTGGATTCGAGTGGAATAAAGACTGTTGCCGAAACAGTCGGTAGCTTTATTTCTGGAACGCTGACGTTGCTGCTCAAAAACATCAACCTTATAGCCTCGGCAGTCACCGGTGTTACCGCTGCGGTTATTGCTTTCAAGACCGCGAATGTGCTGACAAAAGTGATTGCAAGCTGGCAGACCGCCGCTTTACAGGTCACTCTGCTCGGAAATGCACAGGGAGCGGCTGCAATCAAGAGCGCTGCGCTGAAAGGCGAGCTTACAGCGCAGGAGATAGTCTACGCCGTACTTAGTGGCAAACTTGATGTTGCCACAGCAAAGCAGATTGCCCTCAATACAGCTATGAATATGAACCCCGCAGGTATTATTGCCGTTGCGGTAGGGTTGCTTGCAACTGCCCTCACAGGTTTCGCAATCAGCGCCGGAACAGCGGAATCCGCAGCCAAAGAGCTGAATGACGCTATTGACCAGATGCATGATTCTGTTGAAAGCTCTATCGCCGACAACGAAGCCGAAATGTCAGTGCTGAAGGATAAGGTCAAGAGATACGACGAACTCCGCACTGCCGTAAGTCTGACTTCCGACGAGCAGAAGGAACTCTCAACTCTGGCACAGGAGCTTCAGAGCGTTCTCGGCGATGAGGTCACTGTTGTAGACCAGCTCACAGGAAAGTACAATGATCTTACTGATGCAGTCGATACTTATATTAATAAGAAAACCGCTTCTGTAAAGCTGACGGCATACGAGGAAGCGGCGAAAGAAGCGTATAACATTAAGCGTACAGCCGAGGAGACTATTTCAGATTTCAGGAGCTTATACGAAAACGGCGATATCTGGAAAATGTCATTGTGGAATCAGAAAAAATGGGGAGACGATGTACAAGCAGCCCAGAAAGCCATAGAAGAAGCCGATAAAACAATAGCGGAATGGCAGAGCCTTGCGTCAGAATCCTACAAGGACGGCATTACTGCTTCCGGGACAAAGACCCCTGCCGCCACGAGCGACAAACAAGCACAACCAGACAACAGTCTCCCTGATTACTGGAAACAGAAAAGCGAGGATTTCAAGTACTGGAAGGAATCCTACAAATACGACTACGATATGGGGCGCATATCCGCCGAGGAGTATTACACTACCCTTGCATCGCTCCGCGATGAGTTCCTTGAGAACGATTCGGACGAATGGCGCTCGGTCAACGTCGAAATAAAGAAGTACTACGACAGCTTATCCGAGGAGCAAAAAAAGGCATACGAAAAGCGCCTTGAGGAGCAGAAAAAGGCAGACGAGGAATCCCAGAAGGCAGCGGAACAGGCAGCAGCCGACGCCATCGCCGCCCGGAAAGCGGCATATTCCGTGGAAAAATCCCAGCTTGAATTTAAGCTGAAAACCAACCAGATCTCGGAGAAAAAATACTATTCCGAGCTTGCAAAACTCCGGGACAAGTACCTCGACAAAAACTCCGCCGAATGGCGCAGCGCGTTCCTTGAGACCTACGAATACAATCAGAAGATGATCCAGGCGAACAAAGACGCTCTGGAGCAGCTCCTGAACGACGCCAGCGACACCACGCTGTCCGCTCTGGAGAAGATAGTTTCCGCGCGGGACAGCCTGACGGCTAAGCTTACGGACTTCAACAAAACGTTCGAAAAAGTCACCGAAACCATTCCGGAAACGGTGGCGGTCAAGGGTGATTTCACTATCACCACTGCCGAGCATGATGTCGAGACCTACAAAATGGGCGCTGACAGCATTGAGGATAACGTCAAGGTTCTTGAGGAATACGGCGCAATGCTGGACGCTCTCAAGGCGCGCGGCGCTGATGAAAGCACGCTCAGCTCCATACTGAACATGGATATTGAGGAAGGCATGGAGTTCGGCTCTAAGCTGCTCAATATGTCGGATCAGGCATGGAATAGCTATTTCGACAGCCTTGAGCGGCTCCACAAGACAGCCGCAGAAATATCCGCGAAATACTATCAGAACGAGGTCAACAGCCTCAAGGAGAACTTTGTGGACAAGCTCCGCAGCGCGTTTGACGGCATGACCAGCGACATGTATCAGGTCGGATTCGACACCGCAAAAGCGTTCGTCGAGGGCTGGAACAAGCAGCTCGGAACCGAGGATCTAACCCTCGGAGATATCGCTGCCGCGGTGAGCGGCGGAACGCTGTCCACTGCTCCTGTCGCCGCCCAGAGCATGAGCGCAGCCGGAACCGTACTGAGCGGCGCGACAAAGCTGATGTCCCAGATCGTAAACGTCCCGGTTTATATCGGTACGCAGAAGCTTGCGGACGTCATGGTAGATGTCACGAATGGCAAGATAATTCAAACCGGCAAAAATGTGCTTATGACTTGAGAGGTGATATTTTATGATGTGGTGGAACGGAGAACCGCTGCCGACACCATCCCCGGGGATATCCTTTGAGGAGCGTATCGTTGAGGGAACCAACAGTGGGCAGACCCTCGGCGGTTCCTACTCCAAGAAGATAATTGCCCGGAAAGAGGACGTCCGTGTAACGTGGGAGGGGCTGACCGCCGAGGAAAGCGCCGCAATCGGCAAAATCGACGCCAGCACTTACGGAAAGCTGACGTACTACAGCCCGTCGAAAGGCAAATTTCTGACGAAAACAATGCATGTCGAAAGCCATACGCAGGACATCAACGAAGCGGATATCCAGCTTGGGAAGTTCCAGGGAGATATCAGCGTAACTGTGCAGTTCCGCGAAAAGTAAAGGAGGCTTAAAGGTGTTTTTAATTACCTTTTCAAAAGCCGGTCAGGAGGATATCGTTCTGACCGAGGACGATCTGTTCGACTTTCAGTACGAAGCGAGCTGCTACTCCGGCGAGACCTTTGAACTTGGCGGCGTGAATGCGAAAACGCTGTACCTGCTCATTGATAACAATACGCAGCGTTTTTCCCGCGGGACGTTTGCGAACTGCCGGGTCAAGCTGGAGATCAACGGCAAATTCTTCGGGTACTACAATACCGAACTGCCGAAGCGCCGGAACGGTGTGATTGAGCTTACCGCATACGACGATATGGTGAAGCTGGACACCGAGTTCCCGACAGATTACACGTTTCCGCAGACGTTCTGGGCGGTGTATGCTCAGTGCGTATTTGAAGCCGGGCTTGCTTCCGAGGTATCATTTGATAACGTCGTACTGAACGGTGTGTGGGACAACGGTATTATTTCCGCGGATTACACTCAGTACATCTACGCAAATTCCTGCCGCAACCTTGTATCGGGAATGGCGGAATGGAACGGCGGGTTTGCGTATATCAACGACGTCAACAAGCTCCAGATCGACAAGTTTTCCAAGACAGTCACACGGGAATACAGTTCCGGCGACCTTATGGAGCTTGATTACAGCGATGAAACTGTCGTATTCTCAAAGGTGAAAACTTCGCAGAAAAACAAGACTTATGAGATGGGAACCGACGCCGGGTACACGCTTGTGCTCAAAAATCAGTACATAAGCTACGGTCTGGACGATACCATGTTTGAAACGTATCTGACGAAGATTTCCGAGTATTACACCGTATTCGAGCTGACGCCGATGTCGTTCACGCTTGCAGAGCCTGACTTCGACCTGCATGTCGGCGACCGTATTCAGGTCTACGATGAGGAAGAGCAGGTTGCCATTACCGGCAATGTTTCCAAGATAGCGATATCCGGGAACTGCTCCATGACCGTCACCTGCGGCGGGTTTGAGAATGTGTCCAGTTCAAGCGGCTTTACGCCTACTTCCTATAGTCAGATTCAGCAGAGCAAGCAGGAGGCAAAAGGCGATGGCACTGCCGAAAAACTCCAGACAACAGGGTCAAAGTACTGGGCGGTCACAGACGATAGTGGAGTATCCTTCGGCGCTGATGATTCCGGCAAGATAGCCTTCCTGACTAAGCAGGGCACTGGGACAGGGTTTCGGCTGGGTGCGTATGGGAACACCGGCATAGAGTTTGAAGGCTCTGGGCACGGCGCAATAAAACTGTACGACAATTGTGGCGGCACATGTAGTTTGGTTGTAGACAATTGTGCGGAATATCCTATATTCATATGCACGTCAGACGATTCAGGACAGATCGACCACACTTCGCTTCAGGTTTACAATGGCGGCAAGCTCAAGGTATACCCTGACAGCCTGGCCATTCAGACAGAATCACGAACCACCCTGACGCTGAAAATCACCAGCGATGGGTGGAGCTTAGGCATGACGGGCAAAAAGCTTGAAGCAAAGTCAGACGGTTTGTATTTCAACGGCAAAAAGGTACTTTTGGAGGGATAAATCATGACATCAAAAACAATCGTCCTCACCGGCGCGGAAATCAGGGCGGATTACTCGGGCGGCACAAACGCCTGGCTCCGGAACGACGGCACTGCAACGGTGTACGCGTCCACTGCTCCGGGCGTTACGGCCGGAGCTGACGGAGTAGTCAGCATTCCGGCGGGACAGGCGGTAAGGATTGACGGGGCTTGCAGGACAGTGTACCTGCTCGGGACGACTGGATCGGTGCAGCTCGTCGGGAGCGATTACACCGCATGCCCTTTTAAGACGTCAGCACAGGGCGGCGGCTCGGGTGCTGACAGCGTAGCCAGAGCCGCCATAGAAGCGCACGCGGGCAACGCGGATATCCACGTCACAGCCGATGAGAAGGCATACTGGAATACGCTGAGCGGCAAGAATGAGCTTGACAATCCGGATTTCCGTATAAATCAGCGCGGGCAGGCTGAATACACCACCGGCTACACCGTGGACAGGTGGTACATCTCCACTGATAAGTGCAAAGCTGCTCCGGAAACCAATGGAATCCGCCTGACTGCTACAGCAACGCTGACTTCAAATACCCATGCGTTCTGGCAGAACAACGAATTCCCGCTTCCACCGGGAAAATACACGCTATCTCTCAAGGCAGCGGACGTCACCGGAGTATGGGCCGCGCGTATCCGCACTGTGACCGCAGCCGGGGACTACGTTGACAGCTACTATACTCCCAGGCTTCAGGCTGGAATAAACAGTGTGACGGTAGATCTTTCTGACAGCGAGTACATATCCGCAGTCTCCATCGGGTTCAACAAGGGCACCGAAGCCGGGAACTCCCTGAAGCTCGCATGGGCGAAGCTGGAGGGCGGTTCACTGGCGACGCCGTTCGTGCCGCCCGACTACGCTGCGGAGCTTGCAAAGTGCCAGAGATTCTACCAGGTCAGAACCACAAACGACATCGACCCGCTGGACATGCGCCCCAGCATGAGAACCATAACGGACATCAAGGCAGTAGAAGGAGGATACGCATATGTCGCAGAATTATGATGAAATCATCGAACCGTGCGAGACCGATGAGGAGCGTGCCGCGCGTGAAAGCAGGCTCAGAGCCGCAGAGATAGCACGCAGATTCGCGGAGATTGACCGGGAGCGTATACGTCCGCTTGCGGCAATAGTCGCAGGCGTCGGCACTGACGAGGACAAGAGCAGGCTCAAGGCGCTTGAGGAAGAAGCGGCACAGCTCCGTGCGGTGCTCGCAGATATGGAGGATAAAGATGAAAATAATTGATAAGCTCATTCCTATTAATAAGTATAACCGCCCAGGAAGCAAGTCAACTCCGAAGCGCATATGTGTGCATTATACCGGACAGGCTGGAACTGATGCGGACAGGTTGGCGCTGTTTTATTCGAATGTCGCAACGGGAAGATTTCCTAATAAGCCGAACAACTGGACGAGCACGCAGTACATAGTCGGACTGAACGGCAAGGTAATCCGTGTTGTTCCCGATAACGAGACAGCCTATGCCGCAAGTGGCAAAAACGCCGGAACGCTGCATATCGAGGTCTGCTATTCAAAGGCAAGCGGAGAATTTGAAACAGCGTCTATGTCGGCTCTGCGCGAACTGGTACAGTACCTTATGAAGAAGTACAATATCTCGGCTGGAAATGTCCTGCGGCACTATGACCTGACAGGTAAATACTGCCCGTGGTACTATGTTGATGAGAACCGCTGGGCTGTTCTGCATGAATATATAACGTCCGTTGCTGTCGATCAGAAGAATCTGTACCGTGTTCAGGTCGGGGCGTTCAGCAGCAGGGAGAATGCCGAGCAGTATATGAATAAGGTAAAAGCCGCAGGGTTCGGCGCTTTTATTGTGGAGGTGGATAATAATGCTTAACAAGCTGGCTAAGCTTATAAACGTTAAATCTATCGTTACGCTGGTACTTACCGGCGTATTTTCTTACCTTGCTATCACTGGTAAAATCGCGGTAGACAACTTCACGGACATGTTCCAGATCATCATGATCTTCTACTTCGGAACGCAGTCTGGAAAGGCTGAGGCTTCCGCTTCGAAGTCAGAGTGATTTGACCGCCGTTTTGTGCACATCTAACAAAAATATAAAACGGCTCTGAATAAGTGCTGCTTTCTGCATTCTTTTCAAGCCGTTTTGCTGATTTTCTTTTCTAAAATGGCATTATAAAGCCGTTTAAATATGTTTTAAATCCGCCAGGAAGTTTTTTCTCTGGCGGATTTTTTGTATTTTGCTTGTCAGTTTTTTGCGTTTTGCGTGGCAGACTACAGGTACGCCGCCGATATACTCAAAGATACGGCGCATACCGATCAGCAGGCATTCCTGATTCTGTGATGGGAACACCTATGCATAGGCTTTATCCGAATACGGGAACGACATGACAAGCTCATACGCCTTGTGTTCGTTTCCATCAGCATCACAGCGCAGAAATTCTCCAAAGTCAACCTGAGCATGAGCCATGGGGTATGCAAGCGGCAAACAGCCTGCGAGTCCCTGGCGCAATACGAAACGCTTTTTGCGGACGTATCGTTTCACGCTGCTGTATCCGCCCGTGTAACCGGCTTCCGCACGAAGCCGGTCATATCCTCTTGGCGGTATGCCGCTGTTTTCTTGGGGCTGTGGCATCACCTTCGAGCCATTCGTTGATGAGGGGGATATACTCACCGAGCACCGGATAGTTATCCGGTTCCATGTTCGGGAGCTTATCGTCATTCCAATCTTCCATGTCAGCGTATTTGCAGACTGTACGGTAGTTGACCTTTGTCCTTCGCTGGATCTCGCTCTTGCTTACGCCGTCTTCGTACAACTGCTTGATGTACATCTTTTCTGCCATACTTATCACCTTTCCGCTACCTCCTTTAGCCAAGGGGCTTTGCCTCTCAGCTAAAATTGCAGCATTTTATTCAGGTGCTGACAACGGCTCGGCGGTGGCTGTTCACCTATGCACTTTTGGAGCCCTTTTTCTGCATTTCTATTTTACCATAAACACTTTACCAATGCCACCATAAACAGTATCGCCTTCAAAATCACCTAAACGGGATTTGGTTTCAACTATTTCTGGTCTTTCATGGATTGTGTGAACCGGATGAATTGTAGTGCATTTCTTTCGGCTACCAACGCGTTTTTTACCACGCCTTCTCAAATGTGCCTTTCGAGAATAACCTGTCAGACGGCTCTCAGCAAGCGCCCGATAAATCGTGGACGCACAAACGTTTAACCCTTTCTGTTTGCACCGATTTGCTATTACTTCCGGAGACCAGTACTTCCTTAGGCATTCACATATAAATGCGTAAAGTTGTTTCATTGCTCATTTTCACTCCTTTTCAAGCAACCGCAAATGCGGTTGTAGTCGCTGTTTTGGCTATATTTTTCGCCGTTCCGGATAAGTTTGAAATCTTCCGCAGAATAGGTATAACGCATTACCTATGTTGTCAGCAAAATAGCCTGCGTTAGGGGGAATATCCCCCTAAGACTCTATAAAAAATCGATATATTAGGCAGAATGCCCGTTATGATTCTCAAAGGAAATCTGCGGTATGGTCGGCGAGTGGAACACTCGCAAATTCCGGCAGAATCGCCTTGTAGTCGAGCCTTCAACCAGAGCGCAAACCGCTCGATTTAGCCTTTTCGACATACATAATAACATCATCGACCGGGCATTTCAGAATTTCGCAGAGCTTGTCTATTGTCGCTGTGCTGACCGGCTGATTATGCCGCAGCCGGTTTATCGTACTGCTGCTGACGTGATGTTTGGTAATCAGCGTGTAGGTCGATATTTCATGCCAGTCGAGGTAATCCCAAAACGGTTCGTATGTTATCATTGCAGAACCTCCTTTCGCAAAACTGAAAGAAAAAATCCTTCAGGTTTGAAATTTCCGCTTGACATATAATCACTATTGTGGTATCATAGCTGTAAAGATGACTATTGTGAGTGGTGATGTGATTATATCATTTCACAGTAGGTTTATCAAGATGTTTGTGGATATTCGTCTGTAATTCCACAAATATAGTCTTTTTGATAACATTACGAGGAGGAGCACTATGGTACCGGAAACAAAAAACACCTGCGAACAGGTGTTTGGAAAAAGATTGAAAGAGCTTCGCAAGGAGCATGGCTGCACCATCGAGCAGTTTGCAGATATGGTGGGTATATCCAAAAGTACGTTGGGTTATTATGAGAATGACAAGCGAATGCCCGACATAGAAATTCTTGCGAGGATCGCGAATGTACTGAATGTAAGCGCCGACTACCTTATCGGCAGAACGAACACGACCGACCGGAAAGGAAAGCTGAAAACCGTGTGCGATTTCACAGGATTGTCCGACCAGGCGGCGGAGTATTTGTCGGAGCTTGTGGAGAATAGGGACTATGCAAAGCTGTCTGTAATCAATCATCTGTTTAAGGAGCTTTGCGAGGACTATGCGTTTTACAGCGGAGAAGATGAAGCGTCCAGTTTACTCGGCTCACTGTTCCGATGTTTTGAAAAGTTCACCGGTTCGGAAAATGATTGGGAGAATTATGTTGACCTCGGCGATGAAAAACGCAAAGAGGTGCTTGCTGCGGCTTATAAGCAGTTTATGCTTAATCAGGTGGTCAAGGCAGTGGAACTCAGCTTGGAGGGGTATAAACAGGATAATCTGCCGTGGAGGTGATTCTTAACAGCTAGTAGCAGTTTTTTGCCGTAAGGGTCTTGCTTTTTTGTTGGAATCGCGTTATAATAAATGTAAATAATTATACATAATTGGCGGTGATTTTTATGAAAATAGCAATATGTGATGATGACAACAGCTTTTTACAGAATGTCAAATTTCTTATAAACAAGATATACTCAAACCCTGACAAGCTGAGTATTTATGAATATGAAAGCGGAGAACAATTCCTTTTGCAATTCAAACCGCAGCTCTATGATGTTATCATACTGGATATTGAAATGTGCGGGATTACCGGACTAGAGGTTGCTGAAGAAATACGCAAAATTGACAAATCCGTGATATTAGCATTTCTTACAAGCCATCAGGAGTTTGCGACATTAGGATATGAAGTAAACGCTTTCAGATATATACTCAAAAATCAACCTGAACACATGTTTATAAACCAGCTTAAATCAATATTTGACGAGTATCATCAGTCGCATATTACATTCCCAGTTCAGGCGTCAAGTGAAGTAGTCAACGTGTTGGTAAGTGATATTCTGTATTTCGAGATATTCAAACGTACTGTTGTTCTGCATACCATTAAAAAGAAATATCAATTCAATGGGAAACTATCGGAAATAGAAAAAGACGAACGGCTTGTTAATTTCATCAAGCCGCACAAAAGCTATTACGTCAACCTGGACTGGGTAGACACGCTAAAACCAACTGGCATTTTTATGAAAAACGGTGACGTGATACCTCTTAGCCGAAATCAGCGCCATATTGTAACCGACCGTTTTGTTTCATTCTTGACGGCGAGGTGCTGACATGGAAAATATATTGGTTTATGATGTCATTGAAATAGTAAACTCTGTTGCTGAAATGCTGATAATTGCATTTTTCTTTCATCGTATCTTTGCGGCAAAATATAGTTCTGGCGTTGCGTATTTCGCAGGCTATTCCGCTGCACTGGCTGTTTTGCTGGTTTCAACTCTGAATGTTGATTCGCCGTACATAAGGATCGGAATAACATTTATTATATTACTGTCGATCGTTTCGATTTTGTATATCGGTTCATATACGCTAAAATTCTTTTCGGCTGTGTATTTCCTGTTGATCTTCTTTATTTCTGAAACGCTGTTTGCAGGCATTCTTTCAGTAATGGGGTATGGCGACCCGACCGAACTGCTCAACTCAAATATGGGAAGAATTCTAGGAATGGTCGGAACAAAAATATTTGATTTCTGGCTCGTTGTATATTCCTGCCGCATTTATAAAAACAAAGTCAGAAGTCTCCCACTCAAATATTGGGTGCTTATTATTTTAATGCCTTTTTTGAGCGCCGTGATCCTCAATCAGATTTTTCCTGCTCACAGCAGCGACAACAATGTAATGGCTGGCTATATAATCTCGGTTTGCGGTGTATTATATCTTAATTTTTCAGTATTCAATTATTTTGAAAGCTATGATAAACAGATACGGCTTGCGGCTCTTGAACAGGTTATGGAACGTGAAAATGAAAACTATCGTGCAATCGCAGACTCTTATGCTGAGATCCGGAATATAAAGCATGACCTGAAAAACCAGGTGAACGTCCTGAACGACCTGATAAAAGACAACAAATATGACGAAGCGCGGAAATACATTAATCAGCTTCACAAGGAGGTGGAAAGGTCTGCTTCGGTTTGTTACACGGGCAATTCCGCTGTGGATTCAATCATAAATCTGAAAGGCGATTATGCCAGAAGCCATAATATTGAATTTATAACAAAAATCAAGGTCAACAGCGTCGATTTCGATGCAATTGGAATATGCCGTATTCTTGGTAACGCCCTTGATAATGCCGTTGAAGCCTGCGTGCGTACAGAAGTGGTTGAAAAATATGTCTGCATTGCCATGTATCAGCTTGACAATAAGCTGATAGTCGAAATTGAAAACACATCGCTTCCGGTTGATGTAAACAATCTTATCACTTCAAAGAAAAATAAGTCTGCACACGGAATTGGAATGCAAAGTATAAAACAGACCGTTGCAAGCATGAACGGTTTTTTTACCTACAATTACAACAATGGATATTTCTCAATAAAAATCGTGCTTAATAAATAATTCTTCCTGCTCACGAATTTCTGATAAATACATCTTGGAACATTAAATCGACATCTTGTGCAAAATCTGTTGTAAAACAAACTGCTATACGCTATCCTTTTAGTTGAGGTGATATTATGATCGCTCAGCTTTCAAAAAGGATAGCGTCTTTTTTTGTTCACAGCAGGGTCATTGAAAGCGAAAATGAGCAAGTGTACGAATACGGTCTGGAGCTGTTGATTTCAACTTTGCTTAACGGCGTAATAGCACTTGTTCTTGCCTTATTCAGCAGGACTTTGTGGCAGTGCATATGTTTTCTGGTTGTTTTTATTTTTCTTAGGAAATCCGCAGGGGGCTTTCATGCCAAAACACATCTGGGCTGCTGCTCCATTTTAGCAGCAGTGCTCGGTATTTTTATTGTATTGATCAAATTTGTACATATTGAAGAGTATCCCATAGTATCTTTGGCGGCGGTTGTTTTCTCAATTATAATGATATTGCGTTTTGCTCCTTTAGAACACGAAAATAAGCCTATAACCGAAAAGGGAAAAACAAGGCTCAGAAAGAACAGTATAGTTCTGGCTTTGATATCCTCCGTTAGTGTAATGGTTCTGTTCATACTTGACTTTAGACTGATAATGGTGTGCGTTTCATTTGGAATGCTGACAGCAAGCGGTTCCATGCTCGCCGCAGTTATTGAAAAGAAATCAAAAGAAATGCATCTTGGAACACAAAAATAACATCTTGTGTAAATTATATTGAAATATTTGTAGATTCCTGCAACAATATAGGTGAAGTATATGCGAAGAAAAAACGATACGGATAAGATGTTAATTATGGTGGCGATTGCCGGTGTCGTATTGCTTACTTTGACAGCTATTTCAAATAGTGCATGCGCCGTTTATTTCTGTCAGCCGAGCGAGCCGGCTGTCTTATACAATTTTATTAAAGGGAGGAGGAAATACAATGAAAAAGATTAGCAAACGATTCAGATAACGATGGACTTTCCGATGGTGATGAAGTCAAAAATTACGGAACAAATCCACTTGTTGCTGATACTGACGGCGATGGTCTTGAAGATGGTGATGAAATCATTCTTGGTACAGATCCGCTGGTACAGGACACTGACGGTGATGGTGTTATTGACAGCAAGGAGAAGTTTCAGCAGTCATTCACGCACAAGGTCAAGAATGAAGACTGTGCCGTTACAGAACTTGTTGTAGACATGGAGTGCACAGGAAATATTAATCGCACTACAACTATTGAAAGCATTATGGGCGTTGATTATCTGTGTTCCGAGGTGGTAGGACTTGTCGGCGAGCCGTTTGAGATTGAAACAACATCTGAGTTTGATACCGCAGCTCTGACATTCTCTATCGACAAGAGCAAATTAGGTGAAACAGAGTTTGACAATCTTCTTTTCCTGTGGTATAATGAGGAAGACGATGAATTTGTTGAACTGGAGACTGTTCTTGATGAGGAGAACTCTACTGCCAGCATTGTGACAACACATTTTAGCAAATATATGATCGTTGATAGCTTAGCATGGTTTAACGCATGGAGGAATGCTCCGGATTATAGAAACGGCGAAGAATATTCGGCTGTTGACACGGTAATTACAATTGACCTTTCGCAAAGCATGACTTATTCACGCATTTCTCAGGTTGTAAAAGCGGCTCAGAATTATATCAGCACCATGCGCGATGGAGACCGTATTGCTATTGTCACATTTAATAATAGTGCAGTTACTCGTCAAGGATTGACAGGTGATAAGGAACTTTTATTATCAGCTCTGAAAGGTTTGAAAGGTACGGGCGGCACTTACTATAACCAAGCAGTAAAACAAACTATTGATGCTTTTGATATGAGCAGCTCCAACACCAAGATAGCAATTTTTATGTCTGACGGAGAGCCTTTAGATAAAATAACAACACATACCTTGAATTTAATATCAAGTAGTGGGGTTATTTTTCATACGGTAGGTTATGGGTCTAATTTTAATTCCCTTCGCACATTGAGCGATGCAGGAACTGGAACAGTGTATACCGCAACAAATGTAGACGAATTGATCGAGGCCTATGAAGATATATACCTGTTCTCCGGTATATCTACTGTTGATAATGATGGCGATGGATTATATGACGTTTTTGAAAAGAATGGTATGACCCTTCCTAATGGTAAAGTTATTTTTACTGATCCATTTAAAAACGATACTGACGGTGACGGGTTAGTTGACGGGCTTGAAGTGCTGTTAAAGAAATTTGATTATTCCAGACACTCTTATGTTTTCGAATTGAAAACTGATCCATTTGCATCTGATTATTCCAATAGTGGTATCTGCGACTATGACAGAGTGAATGGTACCAATATTTACGGAAGATCATACTATGTTTCATCATTGAATGGTGATATTATTGATATTCCTGTTGGAACAGTAGCTTATGGTTACCCGAACACAAGCTGCGGAGAAGCATTCACTGCTAAAGCAGTTGACCAGTACTTCCAATATCGTGCAAGTGCATTGATTTATGCTAATGGTGAGTATTGGATCAAAGTTAATTCTGGCGATTCCTATGGCGTTTGGGGGTATATAATTTGCAAAGAAAAAGATTTTGATTTTCTTAATCATCTTTTTTATTCATCTGTTACTGCAATAGAAAAAAATGAATACCCTAATGAAAAATATGCTTCTACAACTGGTGAAGCGTGTGCTTGTCATAGGTTCTGTGACTGGACAACAGGTATAGACGGAGGTTGCACATGTTTTTCCTATGACAATTCAATACAATGTGAAGCATTTGCAAAGTATGTTTTTGAGCGTGTTACCGGTAAAAAACGAGGACCTTGGACTGATTCCATAGATTTAAGCAATGTTGATAAAGCAAGAGAATTTATGAGAGATGTTCCAAGCTGCTCATATTTTAGAAGTTCTTCAATGGGTCATTCATTTATAGTTGTCTCGCATAGTGAAGAAAATGTTACCATTTATCATTGTAATTTTAGGGGGTATCTTAATGTATCAACTCCAAGTAGCTGTATTGTTCAACTAAATACTATCTCCTACGAGGATTTTTCAAGATGGTTTGGAATTATTTGTTGTTATACACCTAGTATTGGAGGGTAGAATGAACTTAAAGCGAAAATATTATTTCCTGTTGGTGCTGTTTATTAACTTGATTACCGGGTGCAACACTTTTAATAGCAGCTATCTCGATTCATCGTTTGAAAGCGATGAAAGCTTAGAACGTACAAATTCAAACTATACTAAGGATTATATGTATACCAGTGAAAATTCAGGATATGAGAATGGTACGTCTGAAAGCTCCAATATCATTGACAGTTATTTTTCAGAAACTCATGAGATCATTCGCCCTGCTTCGCTGGATATTACAAACGACGCGGCTGACGCACAGGAGTCAGTTGGTATATATACGGACAGCAACAAATTCTATTGCATGAATTGGAATTTAGCGATAGATGACTACCTTGTTAACCAATATACGCCCAAATTGCAAATGGACAGTGGATTATACAAGGTTGAAGATGCTGCGGTAATAGGTATACCTGAAAATTACTATATCGATGGTGATACATCTAATTTTGCTGTTAGTGTCTCTAACGCTGAGTCGTTGATAAACAGTTGGAAAATAGCATTTACTGGTGAGGAAGTCGGTGATTTGTCAGTTAAAAATGCAGAAATGTATTTCGAAATAATTGACAATTCCTATTCTCTATACTCTGAACGAATTGACTTTGATGGCTGTATTCGGCTTTATGGAAAATTGTATTGTGAGTTATCTTTGTGCAGTAATAATCCCAATTTAAGCTACGGCGATTTGGTATTTTATCCATATCAGCATGATATTATTGAAAAAGGTTTCTGTATTATTCCTTTTTCAACAAGTATAAGGAATAATGATGGGAACCTATTTGCTATGGATACTGTCCCACTATATCTTGGGAATGTTTGCGACTATCAGGATATACAAATCGGCTTGTTTTCTGAAAGCAACTATTTGGATAAATCACTTACACTTAAAAATATTAACTTGTTTTTTGCACAGGCGCAGTCAGGAGAGTCAAGATCAACCGCTTTAATTGTTGAAAATTCAGTTTAGAATAGGGTATCATCACGTTGAATGCCAAAAAGTACGCTGCAGAAAATTCTAGCTTTTAATGCGGTTGGGTGGCTCGTCTGCACACATAGAAATATTTTCTTTTGTGTAAAACTAGCCCTTTTTGTTGTAAACTGCATAAAAATACTTTGCAATTCATTTTTCGGTTCATCAGAACAAATCGATTTTTGTTTTAATGGTTTCAACCAAGCAGGCTTTATCTAGTAATAAAAAGCCTGCTTGGTTTTCCATACTATAGCAACAACAGACATATGGGAAATTATGAAGAACTTGATTTTTGCTGCTTAATAGTATGCGAGGGGTTCCACCCTTGGACTTTCATCGTTTCCTCGTTTAGCATTGGTGTGATTTTCGGTATTATTCGTGTTTACACAGTTCTTTTTTCAGACCCATTCAACAATATAAAAGGCACAGTCGATTCAAGCTGTGCCTATATTTTATCAGTTGATATTAAGGAAATTATGGATTGTCACATTAAAACATTTAGCAATAGCCAATATTTCGATATCGGTTACAAACCGCTGACCTGATTCTATGCGCTGGACCGCATTTTTGTCAATGTCCAGACCAACGACCTGCAATCTGTCTGAAAGCTCTCGCTGTGAGATTTTAAGCGCTTTGAGGAGTTCTTTCATCTTGATGCCGGTTATGTTATTGCGTCCGTCCGCTGTTCTTGCTTTGAACATTTTTTGTACCTCCTGTTAAGTGTCAATCTTGATATAGGCAACTTTGTCATGATTTGGTTACTGCTAGCTGCGCTTGGTAACACCTATCATTATACCCCATTTATCGGGTATATGCAATACACTTTTTTCCCATTATAATATAAGATAGGTGATATTATGATAAATTACGACCCTTTCTGGGCATACCTTGCCGAACATGGCATAAGTACATATAAGCTGATAAACAGCTACGGCGTCAGCAAAGGTCTTATTGATCGAATGAAACATAACAAGGCAATAACAACTTTCACGATCAACGAGCTGTGCAACACATTAAATTGCAGTCTGAACGACATAATGACGTTCGTTCCAGATAACAAAGAGAATAACGAGTAAGGCTTTCAAGAAATTGGAAGTCTTATTTTTCTTTTGGGCCGAGTGTCTTTTTGATTATAGGATTTATTCGTCCTCAGATTTGCTTTCAATCATTCTGCGAATGTACCCTTTGACCTCAAACACCTGCGTTGCGCTCAGGCTGTCGATAAGTTCCTTTGTCTGGGTGCGGACGAGCGCATCGTCCAGCACAGCAAAGTCGCTTACGCAGAACAGATAATCCACGGAAATTCCGTAAATTTTTGACAGTTTCACAAGAATATCTATCGGGATCTCTCTGGTTCTGTTTTCATACGTTGCCAGCGTGGACTGATCTATAAAAAGCTGTTCAGCCATCTGTTTCTGGGTCATTTTCAGTTTCTTCCTCAAAGAGCGAATCCTATTACTATAAGACACCGCCATGTATTCGCCTCCTTTCCGGATTATAGTATATAACATTCACGATGGTTTTTCAGCCTACAAGGTGTCATATTCGTATGACGTTTTGTCATACAAAATTGCGGAATTATATGCTATAATAGGTACAGGGAAAAATAAGCGGCAGAAACAAAAACGCTCCCTTTCGGAGAGTTGGACTAATTTCATTATCCGGAAACAAACTGCCACTTGATTCCCGGACAGTTCTTTGACAACAGAATACCAGAGCAGATACAAAACCTATCAAACTCAAAGACGTGCGAAGAAATTTCTGCTTCCGATCTGACGGGTATCTCATTATCAGTGACCACCTTTACATATGCGCGAGAATAACAGATATTCTGCCACCTGCCGGCAGTCAAGCCAGAGCCTTGAACGCACAAGGACCTCTATAAGAAACGAGCGTGGAGCAAGATAGCATAATGATACTTCCGGCGACGGCTTGTCCCACAGGAATGGGCAGGGGTGAAAGTCCCATGTCAGGATGCGTAACTACCTGAGTCTGCTCTGAAAGCGTATCAGAAATTGAAAGCCATGGCTCTAAAATACTGAACCACGGCTTTTTATAGAATAATGAAAGGGGCTTTCTACCTTGTCATCTGATATTTTTAAAGATTACCCTGATATTGTTGAGATTTCACAGCTGATGGAAATGCTGAACATTTCAAAATATTCAGCATATAAATTGGTTACTGAAAATAAAATCAAGCACTTGGTCATTGGAAGGAAATACCGAATTCCTAAGATTTATGTGATAGAATACATCAATAGTCAAATAGAAAAAAATCAGATTTACGACTTTAGTGTATTGAAATTTCAAGGCGAAAGTGGTATAATAAAGATGTTAGATGAAAGGGTGGACGGTCTTAAAGGAGGACAGCACAGTGACCGGATCACTTTATGAAAAGCATAACTATTGGGTAATGGTTCTGTATGGACTAAGCGCAGCTTTGTACCCAGAAAAGAACATTACCGACTTAAGCCAAAAGAAAAAACGCTGGATATCCACGTCTTTGCCGTCAACGGCGAAAAACAAAAGAACCGCTGAAAAAATGCTCTACGATAACCTCAAAAAGTATGAGCTGGAAGAAAATAGAATGTTAGCTGACCCAGATTCGTACAGCTCGCAGCCTAACTACGCAAGTGGAGGTCAGGTACTTTTTACAGACTACCTTACTGATTGGCTGGAACGAAAGAAGAACAAAATCCAACTCATCACATGGGAAGGATATGAGGTGTATGCCCGGAGGCACATTATCCCGTATTTCAATGAGCTTAATCTCACGCTTGCCGAATTAAAGCCGCGTCATTTTGCGGACTACTACGAATACAAGTTTTCGGGAGGACGTCTTGACAGGAAAAAAGGCGGTCTGGGAAATCGTTCATTGAGAAGCCATGCTCAGCTAATCAAGGCTGTTCTTAACGAGGCGGTAATTTATGAGTACATATTACGCAATCCTGCTGAAAAAGTACCGATACCCAGAAAGCCGAAAACTGAAAGCGATTCTACCAAGAATGTGTACATGACAGCAGAAGAAGCTAACGATATGCTTCATAAGCTGAGAGGTGAATGGATTCAGCCGATTGTATTCATAGCGCTGCTCTATGGCTTGCGGAAAAGCGAGGTCCTGGGAATAAAATGGAGTGCGGTTGACTTTGAGAAAAACACTATCGAAATCAACCATACCGTTGTCAAGCACAAGTCAATAGTATACCAGGACAGCACCAAAACAGAAAACAGCCGCAACACCTTTGAACTGCTCCCCGAGGCGAGAGAACTTTTGCTGGACATTCACGCCAGACAGGAGAGGAACAGAGAGATATGCGGCAACGGTTATTATGAAAGCGACTATGTGTTTACATGGGACGATGGACATCTGTTCCGTCCGGACGCGATTACCGTTTCGTTCCAAAGAGCATTAAAGCGTCACGGGCTGCCTGAGATGCGCTTTCATGATCTGAGGCACAGTACGGCAAGCATCTGCTTTGACAAAGGCTGGGACATTGAGAAAATCAAGGTCTGGCTGCGTCATGCGGATATAGAAACCACAAGCAACATTTACACGCATATATCCAAAAATCGCCAGCATATTCTTGCTGACGCGATGACTGGTACATTCTCACTCTGAAAAACGGTTTGCAAAAAAAAGAAAAGGTGTGTTCTAGCACAACACACCTTAACGATAAATTGTAGACCGTTGTAGACAAAAATCTCAACTGTCTGATATTTCGGTTCCGCTAATTCCCTTAACAGAGCCATTTAAAATGGTCGAGATGACAGGATTCGAACCTGCGACCTCTGCGTCCCGAACGCAGCGCTCTACCAAACTGAGCCACATCTCGATACATCAATCTTAATCGACTTATATATTATATCACGTGACTTCAGATTTGTCAAGGGCTTTTTGAAAAAAAACTGGAATTCTCTTATTTTATATATCAAACTATCTCACAGAAGCCATAGAGAAATACTCCTGACCGCCGGACTATCGAAAATCATCGACCACAGCCAACCGTGGGAAAACAACACAAATCCGAAATCCGGCAGACCCTAGGTAACCCCGGACTTACAGGAAGCCGCCAACGGACCCGATCCCAGCCCGCTACTCCCCCCAGATGAACTGGCACGCCTGTTTGTACTCCATCGGGTGCTCAAGGCAGTGCATCGTTTTGGCGTCCTCGGGACGGCGGACATACAGCGCTTCCCTTCCGGCAAGATTCAGCAGCCGCTGAGTCTGCTTCGTATCAAACTTGCAGTACACCGCAATGTGCAGTATCTGCACCCGCGTCGGTGTGCGCGTCCCATTCATCATCTGATATCCGTAATTACGGTCTACATTCAGCTCCCTGATCAGCGTCGACCGCTTCACAGACTTCTCCTTCAGAAGCTCCTGCAAATATATCGAGAACTCCGGCGGAGGATTGTCCGCTATCATGTTCATGTCAAGCCGCTTCGTGCGCCGTATACGCGCTTCTATTTCCTCTGTTTTCATATAATTCCCCTTCACCTGATGTCATATTTCAAGATCGGCTTCTCCATTGATAGTAGACCTGATATACTCGAGATCCTCCTGAGCGTACCCGTTTCCGTTCATCACGATGAAACCATGCACCGTGAGTCCCCGGAACGCCTCCCTGTTGCCGTTCAGCTTATTCAGATCAAGGTACATCTCCGCAATATCACAGCCGATCAGCGGCGAAAGATCCGACACATTGTTCCGCCCGAGATACACGTTCCGCAGCTTCTTCCCGGAAGAAAGCGGCTGTATGCTCCACAGACCGCACCCCGCAAGGCACACCGTCTCAAGCTCAGTCATGCCCTCCAGGGCGTCAAGCGAGCCTATCTGCAGCTCGTTGCACCCGAGAAATCTCAGCCCCAGCGCGCTTTTCAGCGGAGTTATATCCGTTACAAGACTGTCGCCGATGAACACCGCTTCAAGCCGCAGTTTCCCCGCCAGTGGCGATATATCAGCCAGACCCGTGTTCTCAGCGCTTATCCGCCGCAGCTCCGTCATTCCGGAAAGAAAGCTTAGGGCAACACCGCGCAATTAACAAAGTATTGTCATCAAAAGCGTGAAACGCAG